ATATTGATGGGAATCCAACAAACAACCACGTATCTAATTTAAGATGGTGTACTATGATGGAGAATCAAAACTTCCCATTGGCTATAAAGAATAAAATAGGCATAAACTCTAAAGATTCTAACTATAGATATAAGATAGATAGAAATGATAATCCGTTTTGTAAGCCAATTATTCAATTAGATTTAAACTTTAAGTTTGTAAAAGAATACAGATCTATGGCTGACGCTTCAGAGGCGTTAAATATAAAGGCATACAATATATCTAAAGTATGTTCTGGAGTTAAAAATAAAACTAAGGGATTCATTTTTATGCATAAAAAAGATTACGATGGGATTAAAAATAACAGATAGCGACCGCAAATTAATGCAATCGTGGAAGGACGATTGGGTAAGATTTGCCTATGATGTAATGCAAGTACGCCCTTCCGAATGGCAACAGGAAGGATTGCATATGATACAGCACAACAAGAGAACTTCTTTCTGTTCAGCCACAAGTATGGGCAAGGATTGGCTTGGTTCGCTTGCTTCATGGTGCTTTCTTTTACTCACTCCTGACTTCGATGCGAACGGAATACTTCAGACGGCCTTAGTTATTAATACAGGTCCGTCCGCGGCTCAGGTTAATACTATCATGTTAGGAGAATTGAAATCTAAATTTTACGGATCTGCTTTACCTAAATTAGTAAAGGCCGGACTATGGGATTTTAAATTAACTCAGAAAGGCGTTCATTTCAATATACCTTCTGGAATGGAAGAAAATCCAAAGTTCGGGAATTATGCAAAATGGTCACTCGAAGCATTCAAGGGTGATGAATACAATACTGAAAGGTGGACCGGATACCACAATGAAAACATTATGGTAGTTGCTACCGAGGCTTCGGGCTTACCTCCATTGATTTATGAAGGAATTGAAGGATGTTTGCAAAATAATTCAAGATTAGTTCTACTGCACAATCCAAATTTTTCTCAAGGCGAGGCTTACGAATCGATGAAGGATCCGCAGTATAAATCAAAACGGATACCGGCGTTCGAATCTGATAATTTTAAATTGGGTAAACAAATGTATGATGGAATTATCACTCCTGATGAATATCAAAAATTAAGATATCCAGGGCAATTAGATTATTCGTGGGTGAAGGATCGAGTGAATAAAAAAGGTTGGACTATTAAAATAAACGAGTCAGAAAAGGATTTATCAAAACATGATTTCGAATTTGAAGGTAAATGGTATAGGCCATCAAGAGTTTGTAAAATCAAGATACTTGCAGTACATCCCGAAAGCTCAGATGAGAATTTAATACCGCTCAGTTGGATTGAAGCGGCTCAGGATAGGTGGTTGGAAGCTACTGAAAAAGGAATAGAACACTCAAAAGGGATAAGAGGCGTTGATGTATCAGGTCAAGGAAGAGATTCAACCGTATTCATAGACCGATACGGCGACTACGTAGCGCATCCAAGAGTAATCATACCATTAAAGCCGGAAACTGCTCACATGGAAACGTCTGCACATATCAATAAAGATGCAAAACTATTCGAAGCTATTAATATTGATACGATTGGAGAGGGAAGCGGTGTTTTCTCTGGATGTAAAGAGGCTGGAATAGACAACGTTTATTCATTTAAGAACTCTTACGGAGCTAAGGGGCTAACTGACATTACCGGAACAATGAAGTTTAAGAACATGAGAGCTTACGTTCATTGGGCTTTGAGAGACGCTTTAAATCCTCAATTCGATGCTAAATTAATGCTACCGCCCTCAGATGAACTAAAAGCGCAATTGGCAGAGATTAAATACATGTACGACAGAAAGACAGGTGAATTAATAATAGAGCCAAAGGATGAGTTGTCGTCTAGACTGGGTGGTTCTCCAGATGAGTCTGACGCATTAACTCAAACTTTTGCGCCTAAAGAAAGACTTATCGCAGCAATTCAAAAGAAATCCTACCGGCCTTCGCCTGGTGCTTTTGGGTGATATTTAAAAAAATAAAAACAATGGATGACTTAAAAATAATTGATGAGCATATAATTATCCGTGAGACTATCGGATATAAAGCACTGGAAAACATAGAGGTTTGTGACATTCCAAATGTGATTAAATTTTTAAAAATCGTATTTAATTACACTAAAATGAAAAATATTAATTAAAATGTTTGCATAGTTAATGCTTTTGTTTTATCTTTACAGTAGAAAGAAACGATAATAACACTTAAAATTAAAGATCATGCCAACAATTATTAACAGATACGAATTAGCCACGATAGCTATTAAAGCTAAAGGATACGAGCCAAACTCCGAAGAGGGGCAAATATTAAGGTCTGTATACACCGAAGAGGATTTATTGAATGAGCTAGGTTTTTTTATCAAATTTGACAAGGGTCGTTACACAACATTTAGCAGTTAAAACTAAAGATCATGAAAAAATACACAGATTACCTCGATATTAGAATTCAAAATTTAATGTTCAATGCTAGCACAAAAGAAGAATTAAATGAGCTGAAAATATTAATGAGCTTAAGACAGTATGTAAATTTCATCTCTCTTGCATTTTATGCAGTATTAGCATTCTCAATATTCGCAACAATTTTCTAAAAAAAACATCATGAAAAAATTAATCGAAAAAGCAGGATCTAGGGAGTTAGCATTAATGTTGGTTGATCAGCAGATCGATGAAATAAACAGGACTCTTAGATTATTTAGTTTAAACACAAAAACTAAAGATCATTACAGTAAAAAGTTAGACAAGTTGAACAGGTATAAAAATCAGTTATCATGAAAAGTACAATAGAAGAAGCGTATGTAGCTTATCAATTAGGGCAATTTGATACATTTAACGAAGCTCTGAAGTATCATCACAGATTGAGTTGTTTAATTTCTGAAGGGATGGAGCAACTTTCGAACGAAGAAATGAAGAATTGCACAGCTAATTCGGAACAAGGCAGATCATTAGCAAAGAAGAATCTCGAATTTGAATATCCATTCTTACTTATTAAAAGAGGATTTATCTGGATGGAATCAAATATGAATTGGGTTATTATCGGTGGATGTGTAGTATTGGCTTTGATTGCCCTATGTGGATTAAGTACGGGGGGGTTGAGATGAAAAAAGAAACACTATGTCCTGAATGTAGATACCCAATGGAGCCTTTCCTAATAAAGAAAGGTGGGGTTTACAAAAGAAGAATAGAAAAGATGAAATGTGAATGTTGCGGACACGAGGAGTTAAAGAGATCCGCAAAAGAGTTTAATGATGATTTAAATATTTAAAAGATGAAGTACGAATGTATAAGCTGTAAGCACATTTTAGAACAATCTGAATTAATACCATTTAATTGTGGCAATCATAAAATACACGCATGCCCGAAATGTAAAGGTAGAAGATTTTATATTTTAGTGGATTAGGTTGCAATTAATTAAATTATTATTAGTATATTTGTTGAGTAAGGTTTAAAAGAATATTACCAATCGCAATGTGGTTGTTGCGGTTGGATTTGGGGATATAGCTCAGAATGGTCAGAGCGAGGGTAGCTCCCGTAGCGCGTAGGTTCGAATCCTACTATCTCCACAATTAAAGTTCGTTGAATTTCATAAACACTATTTTTGGACGAGGGTTCGATCCCCTCCACCTCCACAACACAATTAAAAGGTACGTGGTTTTTGCCGAAGGAAGAACACGATAAAATAAAGTCGGCACAATACGGGGGTGACGTGGATTTTGACAAGATAGGTTAGTTGATGTTATGAGATCTTTAGTTAATAATAAAATTCAATAACACACAATTGAAAATGGTAGCGTAAGACGCAATCTTTTCAGTCTGGCAACTCGACAGTAGTTGCAAATGATCTAAAAGTGTTAAGGCTACACACAAGGCTAGCGCAGTGTATTTAGGGTTCGAATCCCGTTAGATCACAAACCGAAAAATCAAAATCAATCGGTATAATTCCGCCACAATACGGAGCCGATTATTAAAAAATCCACCCCATTAATTTGGTGTGGATTTTTTTTTGTATCTTTGTTAAAATGAGTTTTTTAATTTAAATATTTAAATTATGTCAGTAAAAGTTTACAAATCAGGCAATCTTATCCTAGTCGAAGAGTCTGGGAAAGATACCGTACCATTAAATCCTCAAGCTACTGATCTTTATTGCGCAGGTGACACGTTAGGATTTCAAAACAGCACTAAAGGTTATAATAAATTCCTAGGACATTGGAATCAGATCATAAAAGATACTGATTTAGCATGTACTAGTCTTCAAGACGCTATTGACTATTTAGCGCTTTTTTTTAAAGCCTCATCTGCGGGTGGGGCTGAATTAACAAGTGATGCAGAATTTTCATCTGGAATAGTTAGTGATAAAGCTCCAACAGCAAAACAATCTAAAGATTACACAGATAGTATTGCGGCTGCTGGTGGTATAAATCCAAGCGTATTCGTTCCAACTTCTTCTTCTGATTTCACTGCCCCTAGTGCTTTAAATGCAAGTAAAACGTGGGAGTTGCAAACTGACATTACCTTAACAGGTGATGCCACATTATTAGAAGGAATTGATCTTAAAGCCGTTGGTGGAAGAATTCATTTAAATGGATTTACTTTGACAGGTGTTAGTACAAGATTGATTCCTGATAATATGGAGGTTCTAATTAATGCATTTTCAGGCACTTTAGCAGGGTCTTGGTTGCCACCGCACACATTATACACTACCAATATAGGCGCTAATCCTAACGGATTAATCACTACGGACAATTATAATGCTCTTAAAAACTTCTTATTTGTTAGAAATCAAGTCTCAGGGCGTTATGTTTTTACTCCTGGGCATTATTATGTTGATATTCCTGCCCGACAAACTTTAATTAGAGATGAACCTACAGGTTTAGTTTTTGGTAATGGGGTAAATGACATTGACGTTTTCATGGGTGGGTCTAAGATTCAGATGATCCCAAATGACTTAGATTCAGGGTCTTTACTTACGATATACAATACAGATAGATACAAGTTTGAAGGTGGTGAATTAATTGGAGATTATGATTCTCATGTGGGTTCTTTAAAAGAGTTTTATGCAGGTATTCATATTACCACCGCAGCGTATAATGGGGAAATTAGAAATATGAACATTCATGATTTCCAAGGTGATGGAATTTATGCGGACGGGGATACCCAATTTACGAATTACATAAAAGGTTCAGCTATTGGAACAGGAGTTGCGACAATGATACAAGGTGCAATTTCTGATCTTGGAGTAATAGATACTACCGATACTGCGTACGCCTATACGGATAACATTATTGATATTGGTAAATCTCAATTCGTTAGAGCTAAAGAATTAAGTGGTATTAATTTCTTTGCCTTAACTGGAAGTTCTTTCGGTGGATGGGCTGGAATGAAATATCCTAGATATCGGATTGCTTATTATAATTCAGAAGGTGTTTTTCAGGAAAAGACTGGATGGTTAGATTTCTATTCGGCTATTACCAATTTTGGAGATTATCCAGGAGCGCGTGTAGAAATAGACATGCCTGACGATTTAACTATAATGGATTTACAATTGCGAGCTGATTTAAATCCATCTGGTTTATATTTAAGCAATGTAAATTCCTGGAAGAATGGTAGACAAGGAGGTTCTAATCTCCCATGCCGAACAACTTGGGCAAATTCTAAAATCTATGAAAACGGAGGTAGGACTCCTGGATGTGGCATAGATATTGAAGATCAAAGACGTTCAGCTCGTGATTATAATTTTATAAATCTAACATTCCGAGATAATGCTGGGGGTGATATATTCCTAGTTGGTACAGAAGATGTTAAAATAATGGGATGTACTTTCGATTGTGATACCAAGGTGGGTTGGAGTTATGGAGATACATGTATCGGTGCTGCGACTGCTAGAAATACGATTATAACAGGTAATATTATTAAGCATGGTCGTGTTATTCTAGATAGAAACGACTCTTTTGATAATAACAAAACACTTAATGCTGAAATTTCTTTTACAGCAAATGGAAACACCATTACAAATAATAAGTTTCACAATACAAAAATAATTTGTGATCAAGCCAGTACAGCAAATCGCGTTAAATCATTAGTAAAAGACAATAAATTTACTTACGATGTTAACATGTTTGAGTACTTCGTTTCGGAGCGTTGTAATGGGGCTGATTGGATTAATAATGACTTCTTGTTAAATGATATCACAAAACTTTCTAATCTAGTTACTGATCCAGCATCCTGCAAAGTAACAATGAGAACAGCAGGAAGTTTCTTTGCAGCAATCGCCTCTGTTACTGGATTTGGTGGTAAGTGGGAAGGTAATAGAATCCTTGGCGGTTATGCTTACGAAACAGTCCATAGTGATTATCTTCAGGATACGGTGGTACCAATTATGGACATGAAAGATTCCATAATCGAAGGATCTATTTCTCCTCGATATGGTATGCCAATTTCCTTTGAGTGGGACAATGTGTATGTAGATGGATGGTGTAGATTTATGATGGAGCAATTCGGTAATGTATTATCTGATGATCGACCAGTGGCAAATATCAAGAATTCGACATTTATTGCTAAGGCCGGTAAATATCTAGGGACTAATACAGGATTCAATATATTGCGTACATATAGTCATAATGTCGATTTTAAATTTACTGGATGTTCATTTATAAACGAGAATGCCACTAGTGCCATAAGTTCAGCTAATAAATATATGAAGCTAAGTCATCTAGGTACCACTTTGTTCGATAACTGTACATTTTACAATGCAACACCGTTAGTGCTAGATTTTACTAATACACTAATATTCCCAGCACCATTATTACCGATTACAATAATTGACCCTGTATTGACCAATGTATCTTTTGCATTAAGGGCAGGAGATAAATTATTGTTTACAAAAGCTGATATTAACATGCCAATTTATAGCGATAATGACGATGCAGTAGCACAAGGGTATGAAGATGGCTATGCGTATAGAACTCCAAATGGTGCTGTGTCTCTTGTATATTATACTAGTGGGGATTAATTAAGAAATAAATAAAAAATATGAGTATAAAAATATATAATTCAGGCGGTGTAATCTTAGCTATAGAAGCAGGGAAAGACACTAAAGCATTCACACCACAGGCAACAGACTTGTGGGTGAGTGGCGACCAATTGGGATTTACAGAGCTAATAAGTAAGGAGACTACTGTATTCGGGAATTACACAGACATAGTTAAAAAAGATGATACAGTGCCAACTTCATTAGTTGATGCTATCACTTACCTATCATCATTGTTTAATTCTGGAATATTAGAGATGCTGAAAAATCCAACCTTCACCACTCAAGTCGCATTGGGGAAAATTCCAGGAGTTTATGCGGTGAATAAATTTGGTGAAAATTCTGAAATTACAACCAGTAGTGACCCTGAAGATGTTTGGGATTTCGGTGGTATTTATAATTTCAGCACCTCGGCCGCTATAGATGTAGTTTCAAGCTCAAGTGCTTTAGATGCCGTACTGATTACTGTAGAGGGGTTGGATGCGAACTGGAATAGAGTGATTCAAGATGTACAGTTAATAGGCCAGAATAAAATACTATTATCCACGCCTTTAATTAGGGTGTATAGGGCATTTAACGCCAATGTCACTGATTTAATTGGAGATGTTTATATTTATGAGGATACGGCCATAAGTGGGGGAATTCCAACAGATACGTCTAAGATTAGAGCGATGATAAAAGCTGCATCCAATCAAACAGAGATGATGATTTATACTGTTCCTGCTGGAAAAACTGCGGTTTATTTAGAAGGATTTGTATCTGTATCGAAAGGTGGTGGTGTGGCTGCGAGTGCTGACATGCTCTTTAAGACAAGAGAATTTGGTAAGGTATTCAGGGTTAGACGTAGAATATCAATCAATTCACAAGGATCATCATGGAGGGCTGTATATTCCATTCCTACCATACTAAAAGAGAAGTCAGATGTGGTATTTACATGTGAGACCGTTAGTGCTACTTTGGGTGTATCTGGTGGATTTCAAGCTTTGATATTTGATAATAATATTTGGGAATTATAAAATATAAATTAATTACAATATGAACATACAAGAAATACTTTCACTTTCAGAAGATCAGTGGTTAACAGAATTACAAGTTGATCCAGTAACCAGGAATATTCAATCGAATATTGATTATTTCGACGGGAAGCATCCAATACTTACAGATCCGTCACGTGCCGATTATTCTATCGATAAATTCGAAGAGGATCCACTTACAGGCGAAAAGAAGATATCTGGTTCTGAACAAGTAAAACGAACCAAGCTTGTTATAAATTATCAGCAACAAATCGTTGAAACTGCTGTCGGCATGTGTGTTGGTGCACCAGTTACATTAACTCTAAATTCAGGCGACGAGACAGGCCACAAGGATGCTTTTGAAATCTTTGTTGATCAGTGGCGAAACAAAACACGATTAGATACCTTCTCGGTAAAAATGGCAAAGGCTTTATTTGTTGAAAGTAAATGTGCCGAGCTGTATTTTCACGATGGAGGCGATACTGAAGGAGATATTAAAGTGATGCTACTATCTAAGGATAATGGCGATGATATTTGGGCGCATTTTGATGATGATAAGAAAATGGATGCGCTAACGAGAGTTTACACAAAAAGAATGATAGTCGGATCTAAGCCTGAAGATGTAGAAGTAACTCAGATTTGGACAGCTGAATCAAGGTGGGAAAAACAAGGTGACGGAGCATGGGAGCAAACAGCCAACCCATACGAAAAATTACAAATTGTTTATTACGATCAGAAAAAGCCGGAGTTTCATTTAGTTACCGATTTAATTTCTAAACAGGAGTATGTTAGAAGTCAAAATTCTGATGTAAATAAACGTGTTGGTAGTCCTAGTGTTGTTGTTGATGGTGAATTAGTAGGGCCGCCAGAAGTCGGACAAGATGTTAAGGTTTGGACGCTTAAGAATGGGCAAGATATTGAAGGGAAACCAATTAAATCATCTGTTAGTTATTTGCAGTCTGCTAGTGCTCCCGAGGCAATTAAAATGGAATTGGATGATTATAAGCAAGATATGTATAAATTGACATGGCCAGATTTATCTTTCTTACGCGAGTCGATTAAAACCGGTTCATTATCAGGAGTTGCAATTAAGCTGATGTTTACAGATTCGTTTGTGAAAATCGGATTGAAGAAAGCTATATTCGAAGATTTTAGTCGTAGGGTATCGATTCTTAAAAGGATGTTGGCAGTTGCTCAAGGTTCTGTATTTGATGAATTAAATATATCTGTAACATTCAATTCAATCCTTCCTGAAAACACTACTGAGATAACTGATTACTTATCTGTGGCAGTTGGTGCAGGAATAACTTCTAAATCACAGGCTATTGGAATGCTTAATTTTAATGATGGCAATCCTAATATTACTAAAGAGATTTTAGAGGAAGAAGGCAGAGAGATTGGAGGGATAGCATAGGAATAAAGAACCCCAATAAGAATTGAATCTTATTGGGGTTTGTTTTATAACTCGACTAGCATAAAGTGAGTGGACTCTGCAAATGGCCAATCATCGAAATAATCTTTCATATTTTATTTGTTTTAAAATTAATCTACATTTTCACCACAACATACAGGGCAGTTAGTATTTATAGGCATAACAGAAGGATCGCCATTTGTAATTAACTCTGATTCTAATCCTTCCCATCCGCAATCAAGGCATGTATATATTTCACTCATCTCACTAATATTTGGTTAATTTCTCCATTTATATTTATCTTTAATTATTCCAATTAACAATACCACCCCAAAAAATAGAGCGTAAATTACAATTACTTCTACTAAATTATACATATCTCATCAATCAAAATTCCAAACTCGAAAGCAAATAAAATAATCTGCTCTTCTGTAAAATCATCTGCTATTATATAAGTTTCCATAGGTTGAATTATTATTAAAAGTGTATTTAGCCAAACGTTAGCAAACATAAAAATTATTCGGTTACTTCTCGTATTCCAAAATCTTTACATTGCTCTATATCTATCTTGTATTTTTGGGCTATTAAAGCCTTTACTTTTGTTTTTCTACTACTTTTAGTTGTTACATACTCGTTCCATTTATCGCCATTTTTATCAATAGCCCAAAATTCAAACGTTCTCTTTGCCATAATTTTTACGATTTGCTAACAAAGGCTATAAACAAAAAGCAGATGTTAAGGTTATTACTATTATTTATTTTTGTGGTGTCGGCTTTCAGTTCGTAGCCTCGACCGTTATGCCCCATTGGGGTCGTAACCTTCTGCCAACGCTTTTTCTTGTTGTTGTTCTATAAATTGCGTAAAGTGCAAAACATAAGCGGATGGGAATCCATTTATTCTTAATGGGTGGTTTGCGTTCAACATTACATCAAATGTATTTTTAGGCAATATATTTTTCTTTTGCTTTTCGGTTAGGTTTAAGTCTTGCAAGTATTTATAAAATTCTTCTCCAAGCTCATCGCACTCGTCATTACTTATTTCTATATCTTCGTAGTTTTTGCGAAGAAAGAAACGGAATAAATCAACGGGGCATAACAACGTATAAAAATCATTGCTTGCCTCGGTGGGTTGCGGTTGTTTAATCTCTTTATTTTTCATATCTTTATAGTTTATTAAATCCATATTATTCATAATTCAAAAATTTACCAGTAATTAAATATTTTGGCATTTATTGAATGCTATACCCAACACGTTATAAATAAGGTGGCGGCAATGAATGGCTACTGTCGATCTTAATGGGTATTTCAAGGTTTCAGATTTCCATTCAGTACTACAAACCTTTTTTCCTACCACCACCATATTTATAAATTCAAACTTACAAACAATTTAATTAATAAACAACTAATTTATATTTATTATCTTTGTCTTATGGCATTAGAACGAGAATACGAAGCAAAACACATACTTAACATGCAATCCGGCTACAATAAATTAGCTAGGATGCTGAAAGTTAACGCCGATTTTTTAGGAAAAGAAATACACAGACTTCAAACAAAGCGATTGTTGGAGCCGAAAAAGTACGGGGCACAATTAAAGCGGAATAAAGCATTATTAGCAATAATTAATAAGAATTTTGATCTATTAGAAAAGGATTTATTCAGCGAGCTAAACAGCCAAACCTCAAGCCAATGGTCCCTTGCCAATGCTAAAAATACACTACTTACTGAAAAGTTTTTAGGGAGCGTTCCGGTACAATTTGCAAAACTTAATTTAGACGCTCTCGAAGCATTTCAGAAAAGAAACATTAACGGCCTTAATTTATCGGATCGAATACATAACCTTACATCTACCAATAAACAATTATATCAGGATTATATCGGTAGTGGAATAACACAAGGTAAATCTGCTGATAGTATTGCCAGGGGATTAAATGCAATTAATTTAGATCCTAAGAATGTAACTGTGTTTGATGCTATAGGGAATCCAACTAAATTAAGTAAGATTAGTTCGATTTTACAACCTAATGCGGCGGGTAGGGGGATTTATAGAAGTCCTTTGAAGAATTTGTTTAGGGTTACTCGGACGGAGACGAATGCTGCTTATCGGTTGTCGGATCATGAGAGGATGCAGCAGCTCGATTTCGTGGTAGGGAAACGTATCCATTTGTCGGGAGCGCATGGAACATTAACAGATATGTGCGATTTTCTTGTAGGAGATTATCCTAAAGAGTTCATTTTCAGTGGATTCCATAGCGCATGCATGTGTTACGTGACGAGCATATTAGCCAAAAGAGATGAGTTCGTAAAGGGCATTCCAAGCACTAGACAAGTTAAGCAGATCCCAAAATCAGCACAGAGGTATCAGAAAACAGTAAAAAAGAATAATTATTGGGATTGGCAGAAGGAAAACTTCAACTCTAAGAATGAACCTTATGCAAGATTGGGGGGTCCATCTAAAGGAATTGAACCCTATAAAATTTCAACTGATTCAAAAGACTACTCCCCTCAAAAGAAGATATTGAAGAGTGCGGCTAAGGTATGAAGATAAAAAAAGCCACCTTAATTGGTGGCTTTCTAAACTAATAAATATAAAAAACGATCAGATTTGCATAGGCTTTTGAATTAGTTTGGTAAAGTTCAGTACTTCTTAGAGTTTGCAATATACAAACAATTTGATTAATGTGCAAATTTTAATATAAATGAATTTGGAATACTTAAAAATCTTTCCATTTCTGTCATGCTTGGTTTAATAAATGCTTGAATTATTGAAGTTATCGCAACCCATAGACATATAATTATTAATATCTTTCTTAATATCTTTTTCATCTATCAATCTTTTTATTTATTAATCCCCATACCTCTCTAAAAACGCAGCAACATTTCCGTGCCTTATTATAAGTTGAATATTCCTTTCATAAACACTCAGTACTTCAACGCCTGATAACATCGTGTATTTATTAGTAAGTAGTATCACTCTAAAATCTGAACCCCATCGATCAACTGTTAATACTTCATAGGGTATTGATTCGAATACTTTTTTTAATTTGGATTCTATTGTCATTTGATTTGTTTTTATTTACATTTTTTACATACCCTATTAATAGCATTAAGCTCTTTGCACTCGCAAAATAATTCTGTTTGCACTTTAAGGTCACTTATAAATAGCTCTGTTTGTTGTTTCATCGTTACATATTGCGCCCATCCTATTGGGTCTGCTGCTTCGCTTTTAGTTTCCATTATTAATTCAATGGTTTCTAGTCTTTCTTTGTATTTTTCAAGTAATCCCACGCTCGTAAATTTTTAAGTTTATATTTCGTATCTATTTTTCTGATTATTGTAGAAGTCGAAAGTTATTCCATGATAACCTTTTTCTTTTACATATCCACCTTTCCTTAGCTTGTCAATTTCGTGCTTTGAAGATTCTCTATTGTATTCAACGCCATCCCAACATATAACATGCACCATTATTATTTCTTTCATCTCTTTTTAATCTTAATTATTTTTCCAATACTCATTAAAATAAACGCTCCTATCATTAGGGAGCATAGGATTAGGTTTGGGTTCATTTCAAATCCTCCTTAGTTATATAATATTCTTTTGGTATTCCAATTGCGTAACCTTTTGAGCGAAGAAAATCTATCTCGTCAGGAAGAAATTCAATCGATCTAGTTAGCGTATATTCATCATGCAATTCAAGATGCTCAGAGTATTCAGATATTATTTTATTAACTGCACACAAATCCTCTTCTGTAATATACTTAAGCTCTTTTAGGATTAGTTTACACTCGTATTTATCAGTTAATATTTGAGATAGAAAAATACTACCAACATCTACAATATATACACTTCTATTCATGACAGCTTTATATGTCATTTTACTATTCATATATCTTCCGAACCATTTAATTTTTTCATTCATACTTTCTAATTTTTTAATTCCCTCACAAGATAAACAAAATTATTAACAAAACAAATAATTACCTAATATGTTTTAAAACATGAAAATTTTCATTACCTTTGTTTTGAACTAAAAATATTTATTATTATGGCAATTGAAAAGGACGTTATTATTGATAAACTCAAAGAAGAGGGTATCAGTGAAACATTAGGTAACGGTTTATCGTTCGAAACGGCTGAAGATTTAACCAGTTGGGTTGACGCTTACAAATCGGGACTTCCTGCACCAGAGAAAAAGCTTCAAGATTACACAAAAGAAGAGATTGAGGAACTAGCAAAAGACCCGCAATTTAAAGGCGCTAAGGGTTTACAGGGCTTCATTGATTCAATTAGACAATCCAAGAAGGCTGATCCAAAACCAACCGATCCAAAACAAGACGATTCAATTGCATTAGCGTTGAAAGAATTGAGGGATCAATTGACTGAAATTAAAGGACAAAAGGCTCTTGAGTCATTTGACGTGTTAGTTTCTAAGGTCGGAAAATCTGAATCTCTAAGCGATGTTCACATCAATAGAGTTAAAAAAGGTCTTAAATCTGATGCTACTGAAGCGGATATTAAAGCTGAAATTACTGCTTATAAAAAAGAATTGGCAAGTATTGGCGTTAAGGAATTCGGCACTCCAGGGTCAGGTGGTAAGAGTAATTCTAGCATTGCCGGACCGGCGAAAGCATGGGCGGATAAACACAAAAAAACTAAAAAATAATGAATTTAAATATTGGAACAAAAGATCCCGTGAATAAGATTCTTTGGGATGAGTACGATGCGAAACGTGCTCAGGGCGGTTTCTCGCTTGCGGCCGACACACCAAGCTCAAGTGCTAGTGGTTGGATTTTAAAAGGCTTGCCAATGGCTGTAAATTATACAACCAGAGTAGCCGAAATTGTAAAGACTGCTGTAGTGATTGCAGGATCTACCACAACAGTTACGAGGGTAGCTAAGGGCAGTTTATTTATCGTTGGTGATATTGTAGCTAATGTACTTTCTGGGAATGCGGTTGCAATTACAGGAATCGACACTACTAATGCTGATTACGATGCATTAACTCACTTGACAAATGGTGGTGCTTTTGTAGCTGGAACTGTTTTATTTGAAGCCGCTGCAGTTAGTACAGGCGGTGCTGCTTATTTATTCGCAGCCAATGCTCTATTATCTGACAACACTAAGATTTCCGGAACTGCAACAGTTAGCGCCGTAATTAGTGCTCAAGAAATTCAGGAACTTAATTTGCCCGCTTCAATTCCTACTGCTGTTAAGACTGCATTGAATTCTAACGGTCAATACTTCCAATTCGTTTAACTTATTAAATAAAAAATTATGAGCTATCAAGCAACAATGGTTGGGCTTTTGGAGGATTCAAAAGAATTTCAACTTTTAATGGATAATGCCATCGAGGTTTTCGAAGAGCCGATTTGGAATAAATATTTAACTGATAAATTTACTTTATCATTAGACTGGCGTGCAATTTTAGGAGTCATGGAATTAAGTCCTGCCGCTTCTGTTATTGATTTCAGTTCTGGAAAACCTATCGCGGTTCGTCCAACTGCATCTAAATTAAACGGTGAGCTTGCTTCTTTTGGTAATAAATACCAAATGAGCAAAAGACAAGTTCGCGAAATGTTAGAGCTTCAGGACAACATTGGAAGATTAGGTATTGATGCGACAACTTTGATTGATTTCATCATGCCTGACTTGCAACGTGCAACTGTTGGACCACATAGAGCGATTGATAGATTGTTCTTAGAGGCAATTTCAACTGGTGTTATGACATCTACCGCGGCCAATAACCCTAAAGGTGTTGTTTGGAATAATTCTCTTGATTGGGGAATCGAGCAAAATACTGTAGCAACTATTTGGTCTAACGTGGCTGCAACTCCACTTGTTGACATTAAAAAAGTAGTTGATGCTTGGATTGACAAAGGCGTTGATTTTAAGCTTATGAAAATGAGTAGAGCCACTTTCAATTTGATGGTGAAAACTACTGAGTTCTTAGGGGCATTCAAAATGCAAATGGGTTCTGTTACTGAGATTAAAAATTCTTTCTTAGGTGTTGATCGAGTTAATGAATTCATGGTATCAATTGATTTGCCAAGTATTGAAATTATTAACGTACCGATTACAATCGAGAAAAAAGATGGTACCTATACAACTATCAGACCTTTTGCTGATAATCGCGTTTCTTTCTCTGTAGATAATAACTACGGCGAAATGTACCGAACTTATGCAAATGAGGAAAGAATGCCGAATAAAACAAAAGCGTATGCAAATGCGATGAATGTTTTGATTTCTAAATTCTCTGATCAGGATGGAAACGAATTTACTGAAGGTGAATTTAATGCTTTTCCTGTGTTGAATAAGACTAATTCGATTGCAATTTTAAAAACAGACGTAGCATCTTAGTATGACCAATAAAGAAGCTTTCATGGTTTACTTTCCAGACGACTCCAGAGCGGAGTTCGTCTTGGAAACTAAGTCAATCGATCCAACATTAGAAGATCAAGTTCCTGTTTCAGGAGCATGGGGAATGATCGAGTCGGCAACGACTGTTGATTACTCTCAAGGTCGCACATCGGAGACGCTTTCAAACAGTGCTCGTGCGTTGCTGAAAAATAATGCGAAACAGATTTTGAAAGCTAATGGAATTTATTACAATGATGGTACAACTCCGACAGTAAGTTCAGTGATATGGTAAATAGATACGGATATATATGGGAATATTTAACCACAAGCGGAGGCGGTGAGGATGCGGATGGAAATCCGATTGCAGCTACTGAGGTTTGGGTGCCTTTCGAGTGCGATGTTCAGACTAGCTCTGGGCGTTTCGTAGTCGGTACGAATGGAGACAATATTACCATTACTTATTCGCTGTTTACTAAAGTTGATGTGCTTGGTGCTGTTCGTGTTCGTTCTGATAAAGGTATTGAATTCAATGTTTTGCAAATTCATAATTACAAAATAAATCGCGAGATATGGGTTTAATTCCTCAATTTGATAAATTAGCAATACAGACAGCATTGCTTAAGTTCGCTAAGGATAATGAGAAAAAGTTTATTGAGGCTTTGGCTTATCTTGGTGAGGAATTTGTAAATAAGGCCAGAACAATAAGGACTTATCAAGATGATACGGGAAACCTTAGATCTAGTGTGGGTTATGCAATAGTAAGGAATGGCAAGACTATAAAATTTACAGCTAAAAACTCACCAGAGGCAGGAGATCTTGTAACTAGCATTGTTCAGGAGCGCGGAGGTAATACTATTTATTTGATCGTTTTTGCAGGAATGGAATACGCTGCATCTGTTGAAAGGAATGGTTACGATGTTTTAACAGGATCAAGACCGAGCCGACAAGAAGTAATATCATTATTTAAAGACTTGCTAAATGAGTAATACAAGCGATATAATTAATTTGATTCGGGATATTTTACTTCCTATCGGCGTTAAAGTGTGGAAATTTTCACACCCTATCGACCAAGAAGGAATAGAACGAATTGTTTTAAATTCGATTCCTAACAATCAGGTTCGTGCCGGTTCTTTTAAGCAAAATAATGATGTGGTAAACGTCAATATTTTTGTTCCAAAACTTAACCTGGCGGTTGATTCAGCAAGGATTGAAACATTGGATAATTTAGTACAGAATGCACTTGAAAGCTTTAATGGTGATACTACCAGAGTCGGATATTCATATTTAGATTCTCAACCCTCTCAGACTTTTAACGAGTCACATAAAGAAACATTAACAAATATTAGAATAGAAGTAACTTACACATAAAATTATGGCAGATATAAATAAATTTGAACTGGGTGGAGTCAATAAGTTTGAGATGGGAGCTGTTGGCGCTAATGGAATCATGGGTTCCGTATTAACTCAATATCTAGGGATTAAAGAGGGCACGTTCACCTTCAGCATTGCGGCACCTAGCGCAACGGACATTAATATAGAGGAAAGTGATTTTGCTTACACTCAACAATTGTCGGGATCACCAAAGAGTTTTACCTTTGAATTGTTTGGATTGCACTTATCGGATTTACCTGATTTCTTAGGTGGTACTTTCACACCTGGAGTTGGTGGAACTAAAGATAGATGGAAGGCACCAAGCGCAATTCCTAATATTATAAAATCAATTGCGATAACATCGGTTGATGGCGATGGAAATGTAGGTGTTTATAATTATGTGAAGTGTAGAATTTATGCAGAACAAACACAAACAGCTACAAAGACAGACTTGATAGGTTTACAGGTGACAGCATCAATCTTGCAACCAGTTGACGCTTCTGGCGATCCAACTACTCCATATTATGTTGACGGAGAAACAATTGCTTAATAAAAATTAAAAGCCGATACAGAAAAATTAAAAGCTGACTCTTATGGGGTCGGCTTTTTTTTAGTATCTTTGTCCTATGGATCTAATTAAACAACTTCACGCACAAGCCGATATAATTCGGAATAAATCAGCCTTTTACGGCAAGATTGAAATAAAACCGATTACAGTCAGCCAATTAATAGCTATAAGCCCACACCTGGCACAAATTCAAATCGAAGGAGAAATTAAAACACCGGAAGATTTTCACGAAAAAGTAGTGCCCCAATTAATTAATTTTACAGAACCTTTAAGGGCTGTATTTGCTGAATTATTCGAGTGTAAATTTGATGAGCTATTACCAATTGATTTATTTAATTTGCTCGGAATAGTAATGAGCCAAATGGGTACTGAGGATTTTATCAAAGCCATTACATCCGTAGAACTCCTGTCAAGAAATCAAAGGGAGGATCTAATGGCACTACAGAGCGAACTAAAATCTTCAACGAAGTAAATCTATTGGTCGTAGCTCAAAAGAGTTTAGGAATAGGCTATAAAGAAGCTTTAGAAATGCCTTACTGGTTACTGATGGTAATGTTAATAGATAATAATATCTTACACGAAAGGCCTGAGAAAGAAGATAAGGACGCTCCTAAAAAATTATCAGGTATGGGAATGGCTGGATTTATGAAATAAAAGAAAGCCCCTATTTTAGTAGGGGCTTTTTGTTGTTATTCAAAATAATTAAACACATCAATAATATTACTTTCACTAACTGAAGGAATCTCAAACGGCACAATCGAATCTGATAATTTCTCTTTCAACTGAGTTGAAGCATTTTCAACTGTATCAGATTCAATCAGGTTGTATTCGATTATTTTTTTCTCTTTCCCATCGATAACATCCAAGTAAACAACTTTTGCCTTAAATAAACGGTCTCCATTTTCATTCCTGTAAACAGTTGAGATATTTGATTCTTTTCCGGCAATTACCTGAACTTCTCCAAGCTCTTTAATTGTTCGCGCTTCCATTTCAGTTAGTGAGACTGCATCGACTAGGTAGTTTTTGGTAACCTTTTTACCTTCTTCGTTAATACTTTTAACTTTTGCTTCGAAATAATTCATGTTTTTTTGGTTTTAAAATAAATTAATAAAATCTATTAGATTATGGTTCTTAATGTAATTGTATGCAAACTTTTCAGCCTCTTTATAAGTGTCAAATCTTTTAATAATCTCCCTGCCGCTTACTAATCTTATTGTGAAATTAGGTCTAGTATATATTTTGTTATTTATTATTTGACACAACCCTTCTCTATCTATTTTTTCTTTACTCTCTGAAAAGTACTCACAATCCCCCCATCTATCTGGCTTTGCTTCTTTGAAAAAATTTCCTTTTTTGGCTGGATAATATTCAAATTGCCATATGTGTATTTTGTCATTTACGGTTAGCCTTTCGATTGTATTTTTATTAATCTTATCCATTTTCTCATTTTTTAATTCAAAACAAACTTACTAAAACCATTCGATACTTCCTAATCTAAACCCATATGTTTTAAAACATCATTAAATTTTTGTACCTTTGGATAAAATTATATATAGATGGCAACAGGCACAAGTGTAGGTTCATTATTCTGGAGTACAGGGGTCGACTTCAGTGGATTCAAACGAGACGCAAAACAAGGACAATCAGCATTATCTGGGCTTTTCAATCCTGCATTATTAGGATCAGCTGCATTAGGTGCTGCGTTCGTTAAACTAGGCTCAGAGGCTTTAGATTTCGCGCGACAATACGAAACAGCATTCGCAGAAGTGCAAACTATTTCACAATCGGCACGTGAAAACGCGGATGAGATGAGAAAGTCTATTCTGAAAATGACTACTGAAATTCCGGTTGGTGCGATTGATTCGACAAAAGCATTGTATCAAATTGTTTCGGCTGGATTCGATGGAGCTGAAGCGATGAATGTCCTTGAAATTTCGGCCAAAGCTGCGGTGGCTGGGGTGACTACAACCGCAATTGCTGCAGATACATTAACGACCATTATAAACGCTTACGGCCTATCCGCTGATGATGCAACAACTATATCAGATCAATTATTTAAGACTGTAGAACTTGGTAAAACTACCCTTGCAGAAATTGGGGCATCCTTTTCTCAGGTCGCATCCATCGCGGCTGCATATGGTGTTAATGTAAATGAAGCATTGGCCGCAACCGCCGCCATGACTAAGCAAGGTGCGCCAACTGCTCAGGCTATGACTTCGATTAAGGCTGCGATTGTTTCGGTTACTGAGAAGTTAGGTGAAAATGTATTCCAAACGCACTCATTCGGTGAAGCTTTACAGATGGCTAGAGATGCAGCCGACAAGTCAGGCGAGGGATTGCAGAAGTATTTCGGAAGGTTAGAGGCAGTGAACGGTGTTTTAATGTTGACAAATCAGAATGCTGATGTATATGCTGATTCGCTTGAAAAAATTAATGATAGTGCTGGGAGTGCTGATGCTGCATTAAAGATAATGAACGGAACTTTCGATTCTCAATCTACATTATTACAGAATAATTTTAATGTAGCATTAAATAGCACGGGAAATGTTATTAAGAATATACTATTACCTGTAATAGAGCAGTTAAATGCAGAAATGAAGGTAGGTTTAGATGATACGATTCCTTTCTATGCAAAAGCTTTGTCTGTTCTTTTAAACACAGCATCTTTAGGTTTTGGAACATTTACCGCTGAACAATTTGCTCCGGATATCGTTAAATCGTTGCTTAAATCAGAAAAGGCAGTCGAAGAATTTACAAACAAAACTAAATCTTTATCAAACGAAGCTTTTCAGAACGAGATCGAAAACACTAGAAGGCAACAGGCTGAGAATATTAAACTATTCGAAAATCTACAAGATAGAAAAGAGAAAGGGTTTCAATTTGATGCTAATGCATTGGAAGAGGCAAAGGATAGGAATTTAATATATTATCAGATACTTGAATCTGCCGAGGAAAGATTGGCTAAGATTAAAGAAAAATCAATAACTAAACCAAAAAAAGATGGTGATACTGTAGAAGTTCCAGTAAAAATTACAATAGCATCTTTAAAGGCAGAATTAAAAGCTTTAAATGCCGAGATTGAAACTGCCAGTAAGTCTGAAGCTGTAGAAATTGAGGTTAAAATTAGAGCTAAAAAAGAAGAATTAGTAAAATTCGTTACAGATATTAACGATCAGATTAGGGGTATCCAAGCGAAACAAGAGGGGGTTATTTCTTTAGGGTCGGCAAATACAAGTGAAGGAATTTCTTTATCAAAAAAACAAACTAAAGAATACGAAGATCAAAACAAGGAGCTTGCTAAAATGGGCGGTGAGTGGCTTAAAATGCAGAAGTATTTAAATAAGTATAATGGTATTTCAACCGAATCTACTGATAATTCAGAAAAACTAACCAACACCTTGTTCGACGCTTCGGATGTAATGGGAGAAATGGCAAGTGTGGCCGGTAATTTCGATGATGAATTAGCAAAAGGTTTAGATATCGCTTCAGGATTGGCTGCTGGTGTTGGTAATATGGTCGCAGGATTGGCTGCTGGTGGAAATCCTGTCCAAGCGATAGCAGGAGGACTTCAGATTGTAGGTACACTTCTAAGTGGTGGCGGTGCAAAGGCTTACAATTTAGCTCAGGAAGCAGAAAGTTTAGCGTCTGAAATTGAGAGACAGAATAGACTGTTAGAGCGACAAATAGAACTACTTGATACATTAGAGGGAGTTGATAGAAGTACAGGAGAAAAGGCTGTATTGTCTGAGATTCAGAAACAGATAGATGGAATTGACGAACTAGCTAGAAAAGAAGATCTAAGATTTAAAAAATCTAAAAAAAGCGGACTATTTGGGCTTAATAAATCTACAACAAAAATAACTGAAGAGACTGAGGGGATTGAGGACCTTATTGAAAAGTATATAGGTCTTGGGGATGCTTCAGCATTAACAGCATCTTTACTTGAGCAGGGTTTTAAGATTACCAATGAAGATGAAATTGCAGATTTAATTGATCGCTACAATGAATTACTAGCTACTAGGACTGAGTTGTTAGAAGATTTAACACAAACATCAAGTGAAGATATTGCAGATGTATTAAGGGATGGTTTTGCGGATGGAAAAGATTCTATTGTAGATTTTGCTGATGATTTTGAAACTTTAATGAAGAACGCTTTACTAGAAAGTTTTAAAACAAAATATCTATTAGCTGCTTCAGAAGGATTTTTTCAGGAATTTGGAGATTTGGCACAGGATGGAATTACTACTAGTGAAATCGAAACACTAAGGGGTAGTTTTTCGGATTTAATTGATAATGCTTCGACTGAATTTGACGCTTTAAATAAGGTTTTTGAGGGGGCTTTTGGTTCTGATATTACCGATAGTGCTGAATCTGCAACTGGTGCCGCTGGTTCAATCTCAGCCGCCTTAACCGAAGATACAGCAACAGAATTACAGGGGATTTGGAATAGATCGCTATTTGAAACTATTTCACACACCGCTATATTAACAGAAAGTAATGGGTATTTGAGTGAGATTGCGGTTAATACTTTAAGAACGGCGAATGCTTGTGAATCTTTAGATAGTAAGTTAAATTCCGACTCAAGTAGTCGAGATACGGGAAATATTTTGTAAATTTGTGCTATGGCGTACTACATTAACGATATAGATTTAAGTACATTCGGAATAACCGTTGAAAAGCTTACAGGCTTCGAGGTTTTCCCGAAAAGGAAAGGTGATTCTTACTACTCTTTCCCAGATGTGAACGGGGTAGATCCGTTTATATTGGATGGTGAAATATTTTTTGAATCGAGGGATATTGTGTTAGATATTCACTTTTTAGCATCTACAGTCCAGATAGCTCAAACAAATATGATATCTTTTTTCGATCTTTTAAAATCAGCAGGGCAAAAAGATTTAAAAGTAACTTATCTGAATCGCATTTTTCACACTTTTTTTGAAGCCGGTGCGGAAGCTAAAAGAATTGGATCTGTCGCTGGTAGTGTAGCTTATTCGATGCAATTAAAGTTAAAGGAAATTGATCCAACAATTAACACAACAATAACATAAATTAACACAACTATAACATAATTATGGCAAGAAATTTATTTAATACTGGAGATAATAGAACGTCAATTTCAGACTCCGAAAAAGCGGCGTTCGGAAGTGGAACTGTAAATGCGTTTAATGTAACTTGGGGGATTTTAAAGGGGTTGATTCAAAATAGTTTTACATCGCTAAAAATTGGCGGAACTACTCGTATAGATGCTAGTGGTAATGTTACAGCAGGTAATGTGGTAGCTAGTGGTAGTGGGAGTTTTAGTAACTTAGTTAATATTAATAAAAACACACTCGCATTAGCTTCCTCTGATAACATAAAAAATGATTCGGTAATTAGTTCGGTTATTGGGATTAATAATCTAACTTTAACTAGCTCCACAGAAGCAACGGGCTTAAAAATAGGCATGAGAGAGAGAGGTAACTTTGCCTTTTTGACAACATTCCCTACAACATCAAAAGATAGTTCTGAGTTTGAAATTTGGAGAGGATCAGATATATCCTCTTATTCAAAATTAATATCTATTAATGGATCAGGAATAGCCGTAACAGGCAATGCTGTTGTGAGTGGTACAGTGACAGCCGCAGGTTATCTTCCTTTTACGGGTTGTCACATCGCTAAATCTAAAGAGAATTTAAAGCTTGGGGAATTGGTTGAAATTAAATCGATTGGATGGATTAACGACAAACAACCAGATTGGGAAGCTTCATACTGCAATAAATCTAAAAAGGGTATTTATGGCGTTGTTTATGATATTATAAATGTTGAAGCGGTCGAAGCGCAAGAAGCCACGGATGATACAGAGGCAATTGAAGCGGTCGAAGCTCACACTTATTATCACATCGCAGCCACTGGTGATGCTTTCGTTGAAATTGATTGTCCTTGTGAGTATGGTGATGTATTAATTCCATCCGAAACAAAAGGATTAGCGACAGTATCTAAAGACAAGTATATACCTTTAAACATGGTAGGATTTGCAGGTGAAGATTCAGAAGGTGGAAAAATAGCATACACAAAAGAATAATAATGATAGACTTATCAAAATTTCCGAAAACAATCACTAAAAGATTAATGGCTGATAATAAATTAGCCGTTAATTTTAGTATTCCAACGCTCGAAGATTTTGCGTTAAATACAGCGTTAATAGTAAATGGCGAAACATACTACCTTACACGTCCTGCCGTAATTGAAAAAGGAGGTAAGGATATATTTAAATATTCTTTATCATTAGAGGCTGATATTTATTTTTTACTTCGAAAAAGATTTTTATACCTTGGCAGTAGAGAGGCTTCCGTTTATGGAAACCTAGAGTTCTTTATTGATTTAATTATAAGCAACATAAATGAAACTTATCCGACTTGGAGTAAGGGAGATATTGAGGTTACAGATAGTAAAACTATTACTTTCAGTTCTACAGACTGCAGATCATTTTTAAATCAATTAGCAACTGAGTTTGATGTAGAATTTGACATTACGAACAAGGTAATTACAGCCAAGAAAGAAGTAGGCCAATTGACAGGATATACTTTCGAGTATGGACAGGGTAAAGGCTTGTATCAATTAAGCAGAAAAAATGTAGATAGTAAAGAAACTGTAACCCGTGTTTATGGTTTTGGTTCTTCTAAAAATTTACCATCCGATTATGGCAAATCAGAACTTTCATTTACTGAGGGGTACGTTGAGGATTTTAGCGAATTTTCTGAAATAATTGAGGCTGAATACACGAATGAAGATATTTATCCACGATTTACTGGTGCGGTTACTTCGGTGGTTGACGATTTAACTATTACAGTTCCATCGATGGATTTCAATTTATTGGATCAATTAAATGCTGGGTTGGAAGCTAAAGTTATCTTTCAATCAGGCGATATGTTAGGAAGGGAATTTGTAATAAAAGACAATTCTTACAATAACACAACCAAAACTTTCACATTAATAGAGGACACGGACGAATCAGGTACAACTTTCCCAAATACAGTATTAAAAATAAATGTAGGAGATACTTTATCTTTTATAGATATTATAATGCCTACAGCTTATGTAACGGCTGCTGAGGCTGAATTAAAAACAGCAACAGAGACTTATTTGCAAGAAAATAAAAGCGTTAGGGTTGTTTATGATCTTATTTTCGATCAGCGTTTTTTAATGCAAAATAGCATTATCCCAAAGCCTGGTGATTTTGTTCGAATAGTAGATGCTTCTTTCGGAATTGATAGACTTATTAGATTATCTTCCACTATCCAGGATCAGAATGATACGATAATGAAGTCATTTAAAGCCGCCATTTCCGATTTTGTACCGATATCTGAACAAACTAGATTGACCGCTAAAACACTTGAGAATACACGTAAGGTTGAGATAGTTAATAGTAATAATATTGAACTTGCAAGAAAAAACACTTTAAAGAATCGTTTATTACAAGATCGTTTATTTGATACAGACGACTTTTTCGACACTGATAATATTAAACCTCTGTCGATCAATACTTCAATGTTGGCGGTTGGGGCTAAATCTCAAAATTTTCAACTTGAAAAATGTACTTTTAAGGCTAATTATTTGGCAGATCAGAACAGATTTGTTGCAACAGAGGGAATGTTACACCATTTAGAAATATCTGGAGCTGTTGGTATGGACTGGATAATTGGTGCGTTAGATTCTTCTGGGTTGGTAGCTAGTAATTTTTACTATCTATACGCTAAATGCTCAAAGGTTACTGCAACCGGAGTTTGGGAATTGTCAACTTCTCAAATAACAGTAGATCAAACAAATGATTATTATTTTTTAGTTGGAATACTATATGAAGTTATAGACGGATTTAGGCAGTCAAGTTTTACTTATGGATCAACATTCATAAATGGGCGTACTGTTACAACTGGTCGAATAGTCTCAATTGACGGACAGAATTATTTCGATTTGGATTCATCTCAAATTAAAATGGGTGGGTTTGATGTTAATGTCTCGGCAGCCAATACAACAACATTGCAAAATGTAGTATTAAAAGGGACTATTGTACAAAATGCAGGGGGAAACACTTCTGGGATTGGGGTTTTTCGTGGTGATTATAGTGCGGTATCTCCTTATTATACAGATGATGAAGTTACATATGGCGGTTCTACATGGAGATATATAAATGCTTTACCATCAAGTGGTAATACTCCTGCAGAAAATACTTATTGGACTTTAAAGGCTGCTAAAGGTGACGATTTTACAATTGATGAGCAGGGATTATTCGCAGATAGGCCAAGCCCAGTATCATTACCTTTGAATTATTCCTATTTCGCAACAGATGAGTCATTAATTTACTTTGTTCAGGCAGGTACGCCTCAGACTTGGACTGCAGGAACGCCATTCGGTAAAGGTGACGCTGGTGCTCCTGGAGTAAATGGCGTTTGGTTCGATTATAGATATGCAACTGGCGCAACAGCTCCTAGTGTCGACAGCTCACTAAGTCCTGCTGGATGGACAATAGACCCACCCGTCACGTTAGACACGTCTCTTTGGAGAATTCAAGCATTGAAAGAAACTGAAATAGATTCCTTAATTGATTTTGATGGGGAGCCATTTGTTGATGCTGATGGTGAACAATTTGAGGCTGGATTCTCTTCCTTTAGCGGAGTGGCTTACTGGTCTGCTCCTGTAGATATTAGGGGAGTTGACGGTGACAATGGTTTATCTGTGTTGATAGTTTACGCAGATGATTCTATAGGAACTAATCAGTCATTGACGGCCGGATCGAAAGAGTATGTGAATTATTATGAGTATGTTGGAACTGCTCCAAGTTTACCTATATCAGCTACTTTTGTTAAATTTATCGGAGATGATGGGGGTTCTGTTTACCCAATTTACGCAACTGATAGTTCAGGAAGTAATCAAACTTTCAATAGAACTAACGAAAAGTATGTAACATTTTTTGAGGCTCAAACAGCACCTACGCTTCCCGTTTCTGGGGAGTTGTTTGTTCAATATGTCGGAGATAATGGAACTAATGGTGATGATGGAATAAATGGAAATTATTTTGAGTATCAGTACGCAAAGAATGGAAGTACAACAACACCGCCTACAATAGTAGTATCTGCTTTGAATCCTACTGGATGGTCAACAACTCCACCTGTAGTTGGGGTTTTGGAATACTTATGGATCACTAAGTCTATTAAGAATTACGCAGGCACATCATTAATTTCGAACTGGACAACTCCAACTAGGATAAGTGGGGTTAATGGTGCAACAGGTGCAACAGGTGATACTGGTGCAACAGGCGCAACAGGTGCTACGGGCGCTACGGGTCCAAGTCCAGTTTTTCAAGGTGATTATTCATCTTCCAAAACATATTACGGAACAGGGACAAGGGTTGACATTGTGAAATATTCAGGGTCTTATTATGTGGCACGAACAGATGCAGGAACATTCTCAAATGTTACGCCAACTAATACGGCCAAATGGAATACTTTTGGTGCTCAATTTGATAGCGTTGCAACTAGCTTACTATTTGCTTCATTGGCTTACATCGAGAATTTAGGAGTTCAGAATTTGAAGACTGCAACTACTGGGCAGAGAATTGAAGTGACTGCAGCAGATAATAGCATGAAGTTCATAAATAGCCAGAATTCAATAACTGTTACCATAGATGATAATTTAAGTGGCGCCGGGGTTGGTGGTATTCTAATAAATAATGGAGTAATAAATTCAAGTGGTGGCAATAATAATGCGGCAGGAATATTTGAATGTGGAACTGCCTTGTTAGGAACAACTCAAACAATAAGAGCTAAGGTTGGAACTGGATCGTTAACACCTGGCCAGCATTGCGCAATATATGCTGGGGATGGATTCGATTCTGGAGACTCGAGAGCTATTGTTTGTGATGGAGACATTGAAATTAAAGACGACTTGATTTTTAAAGGCGCAGTTTTTGAGAATGTAAAAAATATAAATCAATCAACAACCTACACTATGTTGGCTGATAATTATATGATAGTGCAAAGTGGTACTGGAGATATTAAGCTTCCATTACTAAATTTAAGCTTAGGCAGAAGTGTTGTGGTGGCAAGAAGATCGAATCCAATAACAGTTAACGGAAATGGTAAGAATATAATTTTCAATGGGGTTTCTTCAACTTCGATGGATATTGATAATAAGCTACAAGCTGCTACATATACTTATGATGGCAACCAATGGATAGTTGCAAGTACTGCAACAGGTGTTTAGTGTTTTATAACATGTTGTTTTATTAATTAATTTGTTTTATATTTGACGTATGAGAAACTTAATATTAATGCTTGTACTAGCTCTAGGAGTAATGTCTTGCGATAAAAATGAAGATGCACTGCCTTTATGTTACGATGAAGTTCTTAATTATGACATTCTAGGAAAACTGAGTGATAATAGTATAACTGTAAAAGATTTACTTTTAGACGAAAGATTTATAGCTTCAGAAAGATACATTAATGATTACCATTGTGAGATTTATTTTTCAATGGATGGTGTAACTTATATTATTGTTATTCATTCTCAAATGGGGTTAACTCAATTGGAATCATTTAGATCGATATTTTCTGAAGATATATCGATTAATAAAAAAAAGTTAGAAAGTTTATATTTTAATTAGTACCTTTACGTAAACTAAAACTATATTACTATGCCAAATAAGCCAAAAGATGATGTTCAACCTCCTATTATTAAGCCAAAAAAATGATTAGCGACAGGATTAAAGGATTAATTACACTAGCTTACTTAACTGTAGGCTCAGTGTTTTTATGCATTGGTGACGCTTATGATACGGATTGGTTTACTTTATTTTTCGAGAATGAGCACGTTTTAGGATTGCTAGCATTTTTATTTGTGCACGGCACAATTAAATCAACATCTTGGAAGCGAGTTTTAGAGGTTGCAATTTTATGGAAATTGTTTTATATTGTGTTTAATTTGGCTATATTATTTGAGCCATTCTATAATTATAGAGATTTCACATCTAACCCAGTGATTTGTGTTCAAATTCTGTGGTGTATAATCGGATTCTCTATTATACAACGTTTTAGGATATGAGCGAGCAGGATTTTTTAGTGAGGGCAAATAGCGTACTTCAAGCGCTAGAGGAATCGAATATGAGATTGGAGAAAAGAAATAAGAATGCGTGGACTACAATTGCACTTCTTTTTATTTTCTTCATTGGGGCGATGGGTACAGGCATCTATAAGATGGGTATTTTAGAGCAGGGCAAGGCGGATAAAGATGTTGTCGATAAGGTGTATTTAAAAATTGAAAGATACGAACAAGGGCAGCAATTAACATCTAAACTTTCAGCATCATACATGGCTAAAATGGCAGCATTTGCAGGAGGAAAACAAGATTTGATTGATGCAGCGGAACAAGAGTATAATTATCACATAATGGAAATAATTAAATTTTCAGGAACTAGAGCAAAATGATGAGAAAGAAACTAATTGAACAACTAAAGAAGCATGAAGGCATTAGGTTAATGCCTTACAAATGCACCGCCGGGAAACTAACAATCGGAGTAGGTCGTAATATTGAAGATCGCGGAATTTCAGAAGATGAAGCGGAGTATATGCTACAGAATGATATTGATATCTGTATGCATGAATTAAGTAAAAATCTACCATTCTTTTACGATCTTCCAGAAGTTGCGCAAATCGTATTGATTGATATGTGCTTTAATATGGGAATGCCTAGATTGTTGAAGTTTAAAAAGACTTTGCGTCACATAGAATTAGGTGGATATAGAAACGCTTCTATTGAAATGCTTGATAGTTCATGGGCTAAGCAGGTTGGCAAACGTGCCGTAACATTAAGTAATCAGTTAGCATCATGTGGAGAAGCATAAGCCTATTTTTCGGCGGAATAATCGCAGGGTTTTTAATTTTTATGAAGTTAAAGGATCCCTCTATTGTAAATGTAGCTGGAGATAATATTGAAAGTCAGAAAGTAAAAGATAATTCAAAGCATAAATTATCAAGAAAAGAAAGGCGAAAAGAAAAACGTTTAACTAAAAATAAATAAAATGATTGATTTTTTAATTGAAAATTGGGTACCGCTATTGATTGGGTTCATGGCATTTTTAAAGGTAATAGTTAATTTAACTCCTTCGGAAAAAGATAATAAAATATTCGAATGGCTGGATAAATTGATAAATCTTATCATTCCAAACCTAAAAAAAGGTGGTGGAAAGCACGAGTAAAAACATTTAAATCATCAACCAAGTGTTGACAGATTAACGAAGGCCTAGCATTTAATGTTGGGCTTTCTGCTTTTTTATCTGTTTTGTTTTGTAAGTCTATTTGTTTTTAGTACTTTTGTTCATATGAGAAAAGAACTAGATAAATTATTAGATGAGGCTTGTATCACACGAACACAAGCTATCAAAGAAATCGGGATGAGCAGAAATGCTTTCTATACCGATAAAATCAATTGCGAGGCTACTGAACGATTCATTGAGTTGCACGCTAATGATTGGAAGTACACATCCGAAAAGTTCCTTAGAGCTATTCAAAAGAGTGGTAAAACTCAATTTGCCGTATCTGAAGAAATAGAGGTACACAATGTTACTGTGTGTGAATTTTTAAAGGGTAGGCAGAAGCCGACAAGAGGAACTGGAAATTACCAGGCTATTAGAAAGTTTTGCTTGGATTGGATGGAGTTTTAAAACTATGATATACTTAACACATAAAGGATACTTAGGAAGGATACAATATTCAGAAGCTGATAGGTGTTACTATGGAAGGATAGAAATTATTAGGGACTTGGTTACTTTTGAGGGTGATACCAGACATGAGGCTATAAATGCTTTCTGTGAAACTGTTGACGATTATATTAAGGGATGTAAATAAAATAAATTAGGGTATTTTGAAAATATCCTTTTTTAATATTTGGTTTATTAATAGTTTTGTTTTATATTTGTAGAAGAAAGCAATGAAGCTTACGTTAAAAAATGAAGAGATGACAATCCAAGAATTAGAGTTAGCGGTAAGAGAATTAGGGTCTACGTTCATGGTTCACAATGCAGTTCATGGTTCACAATACATAACCATTAACGGATTTAGATATAGACTATCAGATCACTTTCAACCCAGCAATTATGTTATTAGGAATTACGAAGACGTATCCTCTTACGATCAGATCCTACAATTAGTAGTTGCTAAAATCGAAAAATCAAAGGAAATTAATACTGTTGATGAATTTATCTTTGATGACGATTGTGATGGATTTATTGAAAATATTAACTATGTAAAATAAGATGAAGCAATTATTAATTAAAGCAATCAAAAACCGTAAACGCCTAAATAGCCTAAATAAATCTCACATTAGATCTGAGCAATTTATTAGAAATTTAGAATACTGGTTATCTTGTAATGCTGACATAAATAAATTAGTAAAGCGGCACGAAGCAGAAATTAGAATATTAATGACAAAGAATTTTATAAATCAATTTGAGAAATTATGTCTAAACTTAGAAGATCACGCGAAAATTGGGTGAAGAAATCATCGGGATACACCCAACACATGAACGACAAAGAAATAGTTGAAGAATTAAAGAAATCAATAATTATTAAAGAACCAAAAATCTTAAAGAAATGAGCAAGTTATTATCACTAAACATCCTTTCAGATTACAAAGGAATTAAAGTACAGGAAATAGATTTCGATTCAAAAGGCGAAATTATAGAAATTAAGGGTGGAGTTGGCACCGGTAAATCAACAACCCATAAAGCTCCAGAACTTGCAATGTCAGGAGGTAGTACAAAGCAATTTGAAGATCCAACAGGCGAAGGTGACTTTTCAAATGAAGTTTGTATTTCATCTGCCGAACATATTTACATGAGGACAACCTCCAAGGATGGTAAATGGGACGGCATTTGCTACCAAAAAGATAATGACGGTAAGATTTGCAAGAACCCAGTTATTAATGGCCGTAAAATGACACCCGCAGTTGCAAGAGATACTTTCCAAACTGAATTAACTTTCGGAGCTGGTAGATTTACTTCTAAAGATCCACGCGTTCAACTCGACTTCATGATGGATACTTACTCTTGGAAGCTTAAAGATATGGGTGTTATTTTCGATAAATCGGCACCTGACTATAAAGATTCAATACTTTGGAGATTAGATCAAGCCAAAGCAGACAGATCAGCTAAAGAGTACACAAAAAAAGCTATGAATGGTTTTCGAAATCACTTAGAAGCTGAAGGATGGGATGAGCAGAATGTTCCTGAATTGGTAGATGTTGAGGCGTTGGAAGCTCAGAAAAAGGATTTAGAGGAAGGTTTAATTACTGCCCGTGAAATATTCGCAACTGCACAGAATCAGAATAAGATTGATGCAATGAATAAAGTACAATCTGAAATTGATGTGCTGACTTCTAAGGCATCGGAATTGATGGGTAAAATTACGGCTTATAATTCGGGGTTGGAAGCTCAGGAGCAATTAAGGAGTGAGAAATTGAGTACTGAGATATCCAAGCATAATACTCATATTGATGATGAACGGAAATGGAGGGCTCAAGCTAGTGAAAGTATAACATTTCTATCAAGGGTTAACGCGCCTGTTGATGAGTTGGTTAATTGGTATGAAAAACTTAACGAAATTGGATCGCCTCGCCTATTACACTCTGAATTAGAAGCCCTAACCCCCCTCGCAAAAGTGCCAATGACAGATGGTAAGATTACGGACTTTACGCAAAAATACACAGATGAAATAAATATGTCTTTATGTGTATTGTCAGAATTAAGAAAAGAAATCGCTCCATTAATTGCACTAAAGGCAAATCCAGTAACCGAAACAAAAACTTTCGATCCTACTCCTTATGACACTTCCGATTTAACAGCACAAATCACCAAAGCAAACGAAACCAACAAAATAAATAAACGTTGGGCTTCATTCTTTGATCATCAAGCTGCAGATGAAAACGTAAAGGAGATTTGGAAAGAATATTGTAATTTATTTACTCAAATCGATTTGGGCGTTCCTGGACTTACTCTTTCTATTGTTGGTGATGATGAGAAGTCAGAGATTCGCACGATGTACGATGGTAGATATAATCCAGATTTATTTGATCCGAATAGTAAAGAAGTAAAACCGCGCTTAATTTCTCAATATTCAGAGACTCAGCGCCCGATTATTGCAATATTAATGCAAAAATATTTATTGGATGAGAAGATTAAAAAAGGTGATGATGGGTTAAGAGCTATTTTTGTTGAGATGCCAATGGATATGAAAACTAGACTTACGTTAAAGCAAATGAAAAATGAATTTGATATTGATATTTTTACTTCGACAACTGGTGACTTTACTGTTGACGGATTGGAAGAGGGGCAGTTCTTAATTGAAAATGGATATCTTTTAAATAAGTAAAAATTTAATCGGGTAGGCTTTGGTTTATCCGATTATTTTAATAACTTTGTTTTAAATTAATAATCAAAGAAAATGGAAAAGACTCATTGGAAAAAGCAATTTAACTACGACTATTTAGGTAGTTATAGTTTGAAAGATGGAAATGAAGTAGTGCTAACAATGGCCGCTACAAAAAAAGAATTGGTAACTGGTGGAGATGGCAAAAAACAGGAATGTTTTATCTGCTACTTTAAAGAAAAAGAAGATTGGATAAAGCCTATGATTTTGAATCGTACCAATTGTAAGACTATCGAAAAAATGTATGGTACTCCATATATTGAAGATTGGGCAGGAAAGCAAATTACTATCTACATTCAATCAGGAATAAAGGCTTTCGGTGATGTGGTTGATGCGCTTAGAATCAGAAAAGAGAAGCCGAAACCACCCGTATTAACGAAAACACATAACGCTTATCAAAGTGTTGTAGATTTCCTTAAAGGAGGTGGTGACATTTTAAAGGTTACCGGAAAATATACAATTTCAAACGAATTAATAACTGAATTAAAATCGATTAAAAAAGATGGAGTTAACTAGAGAACAAATTTGGATGAATAAACGTGCTGAATGCTACGCAACTGCAAGTGTTTGTCCTAACTTAATGAAAGGCGGTAGAGCTAAAGGAGTTGATTGGGGTGAGTCTGCAAAGGATGTTTTGTTTGCTGCTAAATATCAGCATAGAACTGGTTTGCAATTAGAACAAAAAGATCTGTTTCAATTTAAATGGGGACACGAACAAGAACCAAATGCAGTCGAATGGTTGAGAGCCCAAACAATGGATGAGGTTAAATCTTGCGAATCTGATTTCGATCAGATTGTTTTTCAGCAACCATTTGAAGGGTTTGGAGATTCGCCGGATGCTTTTATTTTAAATACTGATGGATCTGTAAAAGTTGTTGTAGAAATTAAATGCCCTGTAGATCAGGTTAAAATCGAAAAGCTACGCGAAGAAACAGATATTCATGATAAGCATGAATATTACTGGCAGTTCATCGCTCACATGATCGGAACTCCTGAAGCTAAAGAATTATGGTGGGTGATTTTCGATGGGTATAATGATGAAGGACATATTGTTAAAATGTTCAGAAAAGATCATTTAGCCAACATCGAGAAACTTATTGCAAGGATTAAAGATGGAATTTATGTAGTAAAAAAATGCATTGAGGATCCTGCAAATTATAAAATAGATAACATCGAAACCATCCTAAATGAAAGAGAATAATCACGAAGCATATATAGTATGCAATTCATGCGGTCATTATTATGATGCTAGAATGTATTTAAGTTGTCCAATGTGTAATCAAGTAAATAAATAAAAATATGAATTTCGAAATTAACGGTAAAGTAATTGTAAAAGAAGAAACTGTATCAATTAGTGATAAGTTTAAGAAAAGAGAATTTGTTATTGAGGTTGAAAATGAACGTAATTCTGAATGGAATGACTTCATTAAATTTCAGCTAACTCAAGATCGTTGCGATTTATTAGATGCAATTTCTTTGAATGAAGAAATTAAAGTTTCTTTTAATGTTCGTGGTCGTAAATGGGAAAAAGAAGGAAAGGTAAATTACTTTTCAAATCTTGAAGCCTGGAGAATTGAGAAGGTTGTTTCTGCTCAGACTCCACCGGCAAATAATGTTGAGGAATTTAAAGCAGATGCGCCAGGTGATGAAGACGACAGTTTACCTTTTTAACTAATCTGTTTTATAACACATTTAAAAGCATCTCTTTTATAGGGATGCTTTTTGTGTATATTAATAAATTTGTTTAACTTAGTGGTGAATTAAAAAATCAAAGTAATGAAAAAAATACTAGAAGAAGTTAAGAATCTTATCAAATCAGATAAGTTAGAAGAAGTTATCACGACCACAAACGGCGAACGGAAAACTGTATTGAAATTAAAGCAAGGTGGATCGATTACATATCATGGAGATGATGCGATTGAGGTGTTAATTTTTACAAGTAAATATTAATGAAATGGGAATAAAATTAAGACCATACCAAAACGAACTAATAGAAGCTATTCTCCCCTTGTGGAAAGCTGGTAAAAAGAAAGTACTTTGCCAACTACCCACAGGGGGAGGATGAATGGAAAAACCGTAATTTTTTCATGGATAGCTCAGAATACAAACTTCAAAAACAAAAAAGTTTTAATAATCACTCATAGAGTTGAGCTACTAACCGAAACAGGCGGGACGCTTGAAGAGTTTGGAATTACTCCTTTCATAGTAACATCTAAAACAAAAAAGCCTAACGACTCATTTATGTGCGCTGTAGCAATGACTGGGACCTTGAAAAACAGACTTAAAAACCCTGAATGGTTGGAGTGGTTTAATTCTTTTTCATTGGTAATAATCGACGAATCACATCTTGAAGACTTCTTCCATATTCATAAAGCTATTGAAAATCAGTTTGTTCTAGGTTTTACGGCCACGCCAAAACGAATGAATAAGCAGCATCAACTTTCGAGCGAATATGAGGATATGATTTTAGGTCCAGACACTCAGCAATTGATTAAAATGGGGTTTTTGCTTCCTGATAAATATTGGGGTGTACCAATTGATATGTCCGGGATAAGCAAATCAGGTGGTGATTTCTCTACTTCAGAAATGTATGAGCGTTATAATTCGCCGGAGCTTTATTTAGGTGTAATTAATAACTGGTCGAAATTTACGCATGGTACACTTACACTTTGCTTTTGTGTGAATATTCAACATTGTCTGCAAACTGCCAAAGTTTTTAATCAGAATGGGGTTACTGCAAAATTCATTTCATCGGAACCGCCAAAACCTAAATTACCAAAATCTGATAATAAAGCAGATTGGACCAAGTACGAAATTAAGACCAAAGAATATGAAGCTTATAAAAGTGGATATTCTATTTACTCCGGGAATCGTGCGCAAATTATCCAAGACTGGAAAGATCGAAAGTTTTTAGTTTTAATCAATGCCGGAATTTTAACCTCAGGCTTTAATCATAAACCAATAGAAACGATTATAATTAATAGGGCAACATCTTCAGATAATTTATTTTTACAGATGATTGGCAGGGGCTCCAGACCGAACCCAAACAAAGATCATTTCAATATTTTAGATTTTGGATCCAATGCTGAAAGATTAGGCCATTATCGAGCACCCAGGGAATATTCATTATCACATGAAGAGTCGAAAGGTGGAGGAGTGGCAGCTTATAAGGAGTGTAAAGGCATTGATTGTGGCTGTTTGGTTTTAGCTTCTGCAATGATTTGTCCTTATTGTGGATATGTTTTCCCGAAATCACAGAAGCAAAAAGAGGTTGAATTAGTTGAGCAAACATTCCACGGCAAACAATACAAAGAAGCAGTCGAAGAATTTCAAACCGTTGAAGATATTGAGATGCTTGCTCGCGTGAAAAAATACACTAAGCCATGGGTATTCCGGACTATCTTTTTTAAGTTGGGTGAGGATGCGTTTAAGGAGTATATGAAAAATAAAAATTATAAATGGCCATATATTTATAGATTACTTGATGGTTATAAATAATATTAGTATATTTGTTTTAAATTAAATCATACAGAATGAAAAAAATATTATTAGAAATCGAATTTGATGAGTCCTGGGATGCTTATATTCCAGATGATAAAGAGAAAGTTAAACACATCTTAATGCCAATGTCAATGTTAGACGGTGTTGAGATTAAAATTGTAGAAGAATGAAAACAATTGAACAACATGCATTTGAATTATGCAACAGCGACATAGATAAATTAAATTTTATCATGCAAAAAACGAGAAAGCCAGAGGTGACTATTGTTAGATTTGAAATAATAAATAAGCTTAGAAAACTTGGATTTACCGTTCGATCGATAGCAGATTTTTTCGGATTTTCAGATCATAGTGCTATATGTAATGCTATTAAAAAAGATAATGAGAGAATTGAGTTTGAGGAACGAATTAAAAAACATGTTAGGTTATGACAGATGATCAAATAAACAAAGTACATCACAAAAACTTTTTAGATAATACGCTACCAAATAAATCGGTTCAGTTACTTATAGCAGATCCACCTTATTTTCAGGTTAAAGGTGATTTTGATTTCATTTGGAAGTCTTTCGATGATTATTTAAAGGATGTTGAAAAATGGGCTATTGAGTGTAAAAGGTTGTTGGCTGATAATGGTACGCTTTTTTGGTATGGTTCATCTAAAAAAATCGCTTATGCTCAGATTATACTTGACAAACATTTTAATATTATAAACAATTTAGCTTGGAATAAAGGATCATTTATGGGGTTAGAAGAAAGCGAAGGATTGAGAAGTTTTGCGCCATGTACAGAAAGGATTTTGATGTATGGATTAGAGCAAGAAGATTTGACAGGAAAACACTACAAACCTATAAAGTTTTATTTTTGGGAGGAATACGAAAAAAGTGGACTTACTTTAAAAACAGCTAATCAACTAATGGGGTTAGCAACAACTGGGGCAAATTTAGCTGGCGAATTGTTCGGTAAAAAAAGGGATAGGTTTGTTTTTCCTACCAAAGAAAAATATACGATGCTGCAAAAAAGAGGTTTTTTCAGCAAAGAATACGAAGAACTACGCAAAGAATACGAAGAACTACGCAAAGAATACGAACATTTACGCAGACCTTTTAATAATCAATTTAGATTACAGGAGATTTTAAACTTTAAAAATGAAGCAACCAAAACGGGTGCTAAATATGATCACGATACCGTAAAGCCTGAAACCATAACAAGAGCACTAATTTTAACATGTAGCAGACCAAATGATTTAGTATTTGTTCCTTTCGCTGGTTCTGGTACCGAATGCGCAATGAGTAAAAAAGAAGGCCGTAACTATATAGGATACGACATAGAAAAAAAGTATGTAGATATGGCAAATCAAAGATGTAATTTTCAACAACCAAGTTTATTTTAAAAATATGACCTTCGCACAACACTTAAAAGCAGACCTAAACCGAAAAGGATTAGGCATTAATTACCTTGTACAATTATTGAACTTATCTTATAGCTCATGTAATAGGAGGATGAATGATAATAGCTTCATGAACAAAGAAATATCATGGATACTGATTAAACACTTTATGATTAGATCAGATAAGCATGAGAAGTATTTACTTAATATAAAATCAAAATGACTAAAAAACCAAATTGCCCATACTGCGGCGGAAGAAGTATTAACAAGGATTTAAAACAAAATAGATTTAGATGTAAGGTTTGTGGTAAAACTTTTACACATGTAGTAGATGAAGATATCGAGATAGTAACCAAAACAAAAACAAATCAATATAAAACTGAAAAGATAGTGTTATCTGCCATTGATGAGGTGGGTAAAATAATGGACATCAATAAGTATTGTGAATTTTACGGACTACCAAGGGCAGATATTAGATCTTATAAACTTGTAACTCACACTGGAACGCCTTTTTATAACATCGCTTTTCACGAGAAAGATGAAGAAGTTGATTTTATTACTGAAGAATTTATTCAGACTATTGTCGATAAAAATATTGGAGCACTTCAATTAAATATTGACATTCCGAAACCTAAATCTTCAAATGTAATTCGTGGAATTTATACAGATATGCATATTGGAATGGACCCCGATAAAAAAGGTATTTCTGTTTACGGTGGTACTTGGACTTATGAAGATCAATTAACAAGAATTACAGAATTTGCATGCGATGTAGTTACTTCTGGTAAAGACTACAACGCATCCAAATGTATTATTGATGAGCTTGGTGATAATGTAGATGGGTTGGATGCTCAGACGGTACGCAAAGGTCACGACTTACCTCAAAACTTGAACAATAGAGAAATGTTTGATAACGCTGTTCATTTTAAAATATTGCTTTGTGATGTTTTAATTGCCAGCAAACTATTCTCTCATATCATTTTCAACAATATTTGCAACGACAACCATGCCGGAGATTTTGGATATATGGTTAATTCATGTGTTAAGGCTATCTTAAGCGTTAAATACCCAAATGTAAGTGTAGTTAACCATTCTAAGTTTATAAATCATTACACCATCGGCAAACATACTAAAATAATATCGCACGGTAAAGATATGGAAGATTCAAAATTTGGATTTAAGCCTAAACTAGATCAGCCTGGAGAGAAGAAAATTACAAACTATATCTTAAGTAATAAATTAACAGGACATATTGAATTTTCGAAGGGTGATAGTCACCAGTGCCTGTATGATTACTGTACTTCGGATATTTTCGATTATTTAAATCACGGTTCATTTGCACCACCAAGTCAATGGGTGCAGACTAATTTTCAAAAAGGCCGTGCTGGTTATTCGATACAGACTTTTAATGAAAATGATTCAGTAACCCCGGTTACGATACCCAGGTTCTTTTAGATGGTATTTGCCAACATTAAGTAGTTATTTTATGCTTAATGTTGGTTTTTTATACCCGATATGATATAATATTGCTACTATTATAGCTTTTTATACCTGATAGGGTTCTTTTTAATTATTATAATAGCACTTAAATGTAATAAGTGTTGTTTTTTTGTTATCTTTGTTGAGAGTTTTAAACTATAAACCAAATATTATGAGTCTTGAAAATTTAGTGAAAGTAAGCACCTATGCTAAGTCAATAGAGAAATCTACAGCATGGGTGTATAAATTAATTGAATTACAGATAATCAAATCAATTGAAATCGATGGAGTTAAATTTGTAGATATTTCTGAATGATAGTAAGTAAATATCGCACTGCATTTGATAAGATCAAAGTGCAGGACTTGACTATTGATCAGTACATTGAGATAGTTAAGAATGGAGAAACTCGCTCTATGGTAGAATCTGCAAGAGAAGCAAAAAACAACGGATTCCCAGATGAGTATAAGAAACTTAAAAGTAAACTTCCTTGTATTACTGGTTCCGCAGTGATGAATTCGAGCGGAAGAAGCAAAACAAACATAGAGAAGTTGAACGGATTAATTGTTATTGATATTGACGAGGATATTGATAGCGATCAAATTGAAACTCTTAAAGGTGATAAGTACACTTTCATTTTACATCGGTCAGTTGGCGGTGATGGTGTTTGTATTTTCGTTAAAATTAACCCAGGATCATTCCTGATTTGTTTTAATGAATTGGCCGAGTATTATTTCGAAAATTACGATATTCGAATTGATCAGGCTTGCAAGGACCAAACAAGATTGCGATATATTTCTTATGATGCTGATATTTTTGTTAATCCTTCAGCTCAAAAATACAAGAATGTTGGCCGGAAAGAAAAGCCTACTCCTATTATTGAAAATTGTGTTTTCTTACAGACTGATTTTGATGATATAGTTCGTTCGATCACTTCGAGAAAAATTAATATTACTGAATCTTACGAGGAATATTTTAATATTGCCTGCGCTATTTCTTCGCAGTTTGGTGCCGGAGGTATGGATTATTTTAAATCAATAGCAAGCTGTTCAAGTAAATATAATTCAAAACATGCCGAAAAAACGTACAATATTTGCTGCAGCCGTTCAAATAGTGGTATAAGTATTTCTACTTTTTATTATTACGCAAAAGAGGCAGGTGTTGAGATTTATAGCGATAGGACAAAACAAATTGTAAATGTAACTACTGCAGGGAAAGCAAATAAGGATAAGACTGGAATATCTATTGAGTCAACTATTGAAAGCCTAAATAATAAGGGTATTATTGTAACAAAAGAAGAGCAAAATATAATTGATCAGGTTTGGAATTCTACAAAGAATTACGGAAAAGAAATAAATAAAGATGTTCCTAAAGTTTTACAGATCCGTGATTTTATTATTGATTCTTATGATCCTTATTTTGATACTATTCGCAATGTGGCATATATTAAATCAGATAAAGAGGTTTCTGACAATGTTTTAAATGATGTTTATATAGATTGTAATACTGTTTTTGATTGGGGTGTTACTATGCAGGATATTAATATTGTGCTTGGCTCTTCTGCTGTTAGAAATTTTGATCCAGTAAGCTCATTTTTTGATGTAAATGTTGATGATATAAAAACAGGATTTATAGATAAATATATTGATTGCATACTTACAGAAAGTGAAGAAGTTAAATCTTACAATAAATGGGCTTTTACAAAATGGCTTGTTGGTGCCGTTCATAATTGGACTTGTGACTATTCTGATCCTTATACATGCCCTTTAACTTTAGTAATTTCAGGAAAACAAGGATCTGGAAAGACTCAATTTTTCAGAGAATTATATCCGAATAGCCTTAAAAACTACTGCCTAGAAGAAAGGATAAATGGAGAGGATAAAGATTCTAAACTTAAATTAGGGCAATCTTTGATTTTAGTTGATGAGGAATTTGGGGGAATGGCTATAAAAGATGCAAAGGCATATAAAGCGCTTTCAGATCTTCAGATAGTTGAGATACGGAGGCCATACAAAAGGACATCTGAGAAATTTAGAAGAAGGTCAATTCTGGGGGGTACCACTAACGATATTGATATACTTAAAGACGTTACGGGAAATAGGAGGATATTGCCGATAGATGGTACACATATCGATTTTAAGGGCATTAAATCGATTAAAGCTGATAATATATGGCTAGAAGCTTATAAGCTTTTGAAAGATGGATTTGAATGGAAAATTTACACTGATGAGGATGTTTCTTATTTGGAAGATAATACAGACAGATATAAAACAGTTGATCCATTCGAAGAAAAATTCTTTGATGTTTTTAAATTAGAGGAATCGAACGATTTTAATATTGAGGTTGTTTTGAATCAGGGTGATGTTTTGACATTTTTTAATACAAATACAATGTTGAGGCCGAATAAGTATGAGATAAAGGATATTTTCATTAAAAACAAGATGCAATACAAACCTCATAGAGTAAAGAACTCATTAAAAAAGGGTTATAAGCTTTACAGACAACATAATCAAGATGATGTGTTACCTTTCTAGTATGTTTATTACCCAATGTTACCAGCAGAAAGGTAACATTGGGGAAATTGATTCTCAGGCATTTACAGCGTTTGTTACCTTTGTTACCTAAATATATATATATATTATATAGAGGGGATAATTAGAAAAACAGCCCTGAGATGACGTTCCTAATTTTCAAATCCTAAAAGGTTTTCTGAAAAAGCGGGTAACAAAAGTAACAATGCCATAACTATATGATTACAAGTAAGTTTAGTGGTATTTCAAAAAGTAACATCGTGGTAACAAAAATGAAATAGTAACATTTTAGGTAATTTGTATTATTATACATATCTTTGAATAAATTATAAACTTATATTATGCAAGAAGAGTGGAAACCTATTGATTGGACTAATGGAATTTACAATGTCAGTAATTTAGGACGAGTTAAAAATGTGTACAGAAATAGAATATTAAAACAAAGTCTATCAAGCAGGGGTTATTTTAAAGTTGGCTTAAGTATAGGTGGTGAAAATTTCACTAGAAATATTCATGATTTAGTTTTAAATTCTTTCGTTGGTAAAAAACAGATTAATTATAGAGCATTTTTCATCGATGGAAATAAAGCAAATATTTCAGCATCTAATTTAAAATGGAAAAAGCTTTATAATAGTAATAAAATAAGCGTAGATTCTGAATTATTATGTGGAGACTGCGAGGAAAATAAAGCTTTTAAATTTTTAAACAGAGTTGGTCTTTGTGAGGATTGTTTCAATATTGAGAAAAAAGCCATTAAAGATTTATATAAACTTATTGATGAAATGTTAAAATCTGGCATCCCTGCTAAATCGATTTTAGAAAGATTTGATTTGCATAATAGCTTGGTAGATTAATTAATTTGTTTTATCTTTGAATTGAATTAAAAAAGGAGGATGATAATGGAAGAGTTTAAAGGGCTATTAATCCCAAGTGGAGCTAAAAAGCAAAATTATAGATGTGGCGGGTATATAACTGAAATAGGATGTGTTGAAATTGATTGTGATGATTGTATTTTAAATGACGAATTGATTTTTAATTCATATATCTTAAAGGAGTATTTAGGGTTAAAGGAGGATTCGGAATGACATATACATATTTTCACATGATTGGTGGAGCTCTTGCTGTTATATACGCCCACTTAACTACGCCTAAAAAGGATTACAAGGATCTTGGATTTTGGATTGTGTTAATCTTATATGTATTCATATCCGTTACTAGTTGGCTTGGACTAGTTATATCGATAGCTGCAGACATTGTCTCAATTAAAGATAAATTAAAGGAGGTTAAGCCATGACAGAAGACCAATTACAAGCCGAATGTTTTCGATTTTGTTGGAACACACACCCCGAAACCCGTAAATTATTATTCAGTGTCCCAAATGGTGGTTTAAGAAATCCAAGAGAAGCCCAGAAATTAAAATCCACAGGAACAGTAGCTGGAGTATCAGATCTTATTTTTCTTTGGAAAGGTAAATGCTACCTGATTGAGATGAAAACCGATACAGGCACACAACAAAAGAATCAAAAGGAATGGGAAGAATTGGTAAAGTCTCACGGATTCGAATATTTTATTTGTAGATCATTAGAACAATTTAAATTAATCATTAATAAAATCATAGGATGAAACTAGAATTAAAACACTTGGCTCATTACTTGCCTTACGGATTAAAAATGTATTGGGAGAATTTAGACGGATCTAAAATAGATCCTTGGACATTAAGGCCAGATTCATTATCTACTGTATTGGACTTTCAAAATAAACCAATCCTTAGACCATTATCAGATCTATGGAGCGATCATGCAATAGAAGGACATAGAGATGAATTGTCTGAGTGGGATATCGAGCGCATTGAGGAAGCTATTGCTTTTATTAAAGTAGGATTAATTCATATATCACTAGTTGATAAGTTAAGCTTTGAAACAGTGCAATTCTTAATATCTAAGCATTACGACATATTCGGATTAATTGATAAAAATTTAGCAATCAACATTAATACTTTATAATTATGAAAAAACTATTACAATTACTAGGAATTATCAAGAAAAAAGCCAGAACAAATTCACTACTAATCGACAAAGACGGCAATCATTGGCTATATCTTCGCAAAGTTAAGAATGGGTATCTATTCCGTAATCATTTAGGAAGAATTAAAACATTAGAGTCAACACGAATTTTTAAAGGTTATAGATTTTAAGGCTATGAAAGATTTTGCATTAAAATTAAAAGGATGTTCGAAAGCGGACAGAAAGAAAGTGATTGACGCTATGAAGCAAGCTGGTCTTGTTTGGTACGACAAAGATCGTTTTAAAGATGGTAATTTTAAATATTTAGTAATTGGAACTAACCTTGAGGATTTTTTCTATTACAAATATGAAGTATTGATGGGAGACACAGTTTATCAAATGCCCCACGACTGGAATGAGATCCAAGAGGCTTTAGGAATTGAGGATGCTAAATTAAGTAACCATTGGTCTAAATTACGACCTACTGTTATTGAAAAGTTTGATTTTGATAAGCAGATGAGAAAAATTAATGACATGATTGAAAAAGCCGAACTAAAGCAAACGATCGAGACTCTAATAAATACTGCTGATATGTTGGCTCAGGAAAATGCGAAGTTGATTTCTAAAAACAAACAACTACACAAGGATGTATCCTACTGGCATGATGGTCACCAAAAAAGCTGTGATCTGTTATTTAAAATCAGAGGTATGATTTAATATTTTAAGCCCATTTTTGTATTATTTGCAAAAGTGGGCTTTATTTAATATCTTTGTCATACACAATAATTAATGAAGCAAAATGAAAACAGGAACTTTAAGCGCAAACATAGAAGTAGACGTTAATTACGCTAAGACATTACAGTCAATAATTGATAATTGTAATACCTCGAACGATATGTATCTTTTATGCTGTCTTGTAATATCGAATGTTGATTTTTATTCAGGTGAAAATCTTGATGAGAATTTTCACAAGGCAATACCCGAATTCTCTAATGAATATGCGAAAGAGATTTTATTTAGAATAAACGGGTTAATAGAAGAGAATAAAAAATTAAAAGCATGAAAACAGCCGAAGCAACTTTAAAAACATTCCTAAGAGCATGGAAGAACGAAAATAAAAAGCAGATGCATTCGAATACAACCAAGACATGGCAATCTACGCATCAAAATTCTGCCTTTCTCGCTAAAATGTTGGAATCATTCGAGATTGTATCACACGTAGAAAACGGACCAATAGCAGATTTTAAAATCGTACTGAATGGTGATCCGATGAAAGTTAGATTAGTTTGTGAGCGTGCGCCTTATCGTTCCGCTGGTATCGATCAAAATGAAGATGATATTGAGCTATGTAAAAAATTTAAATTATCCTCATCAGTAGCTTGGGGTGTTAATCCAGTAAGTTTTAAGATATGCCAATCCTAAAAAACCAAAGACACGAGAAAGCCGTACAAGCGTTTTTAAGCAACGGAGGAAATAAATCAGCCGCTTACAGGATTGGTTATCCTTCGTCTCTTAAATGGAAGGAAAATACTGTCTGGACTAACGCAAATGCACTGTTTAATCGTACTGAGGTTGTGAGTAGGGTTCAGGAACTTCAGAAAAAACTCGAAAAGAAAGAAATCTTATCCAAAGAAGCCATACTCGAAGATCTTAGAGAAATTGCCACTGTAACTATCAGAGATTACGTTGAAAGCATTGATCCTCTGACTGGTATAGTAAAATATAAAGACATTAATACTTGGACCAAAGCAATGGATAGAGCTTGCACCGGAATTAAGCCAGGCAGAAACGGAATTGAGCTAACTATTTACGGCGTGAAATATGCTTACGATCGAATTAGTAAGATGGTAGGCTATGACGCGCCGATTAAAACAGAGATCACTGACACGACTCTCGCCGATTTATTAAAGAAAGATTAGTTTATTAAAATAATTATACTTACATTTGTTTCATACTTTCTTCTTTGATTTTTTTCATGATTATTGATTTTTGATTCTGAGCCGGACTATTAATTTAGTTCGGCTTTTTTTGTGTAGAATAATTCTAAATAGCATGTATTTAATTAATAGATTTGTTTTATAAATATATCCGTCGTATATTTGAGGTATAGGAAATGAGATAATAATCAGACCAATAATTAAAACTGGAAATCATGAAAAAAGGAATTGAAATTTTCGAAGAAATGAACGCCAATAATAACACATTAAATTGTATCGGTGATAATTTTCGTAAACACACCGTTAAGCATGATGCAGGATGGATAGAGTTTGCAGTTAAATTCCAATGTGGTAGGGGTATTGAGTGTATTGACAAAAAAGATAGGGACACCCTTTGTGAGTACTTGATTAAGGAGGGTAAAAAACAAACTGAATCTACAAGCTTAGGCTTTGAAGAACAATTTTAATAATATTAATCCAATATTGTAATGGAAATAAAACAACTGAAGCTATCAAATAAACAGATAGCTCAGTTTGCTTTAACCAAATACTTTTAGTAGATTTGTTGTAAATCATTTAATCAAATTTAATCATGAAAAATGTAGACGAAGAATTAATTAAATTCCTAAAATGGAATTGTGCATATGATGCATTTATAGCTAATTTATTAAGTGAGAAATGCGATGGTGCGCTATCTAGATCAGATCGACCAACCCCAAGAACTCTAACTATAAAGACCGCCTTTCACTGGGGAACAACCAAACAGGGCACCTCATTTTGGGGCGGATTAGATTATAAATATAGAACTTTAGAAAAATAAATAAAAAACTAATCAAATGAAAAAAGTAAAACCAGACGAAATATACACGCCAGCCATAGGAGAAACATTCGAGATAAACGGAAAAATAGTAAGAGCCATGTTAGTATCTCAGCCCTCTTCATGTGAATTATGCGCACTCGACTTCGCCAATTGCGGTAATATTCAATGCATACGCCCTGACAAAAAAGGCTCACAGGTGTTAATATTCTTGGAGGTGCAAGATGATACCAAATAAGTAAGTCTAATAATTAAAAACTAAACAAATGAAAACTGGATTTAAAGATAAAAACGGAAGGGATATAAATGTTGGTGATGTGGTTAAGTTTAAATGTTGTGGAAATAATTATATAACACAAGAAGTTCGTAAATCGGAAAATGGATACACACCATTCGATCGAACGATTAGAATAGAAGCTTCACCCTACACAGATCCTAGTGAATGTGTTATTATTAAAGTTACCAACCGTACTTTTACTAAAGGACAGAAAGTAAAGGTACTTGTGGGTTGTGTATGGCAAAATGCAGAAGTTGAAGATTACCACTCAGACACTAAATATTACCTATGTGGTACAAATAGTTGGTCAACACACTTTCACGAAAATAGCATTAAGGCTGTTTAGTATGGTTGGTAACCAAACAAGTAAGTGTAACAATTAAAAGCTAAACAAATGAAAACATACTTAACTGAATTAAGAGCTATTAATCCAAGAACAGGGTCGCTAACTAAATTTTGCGGTCCAAACGTTCCAGGCATATCTATGTTGGATGCTCAAGTGTATTGCGAAAGACACGGATTGGGATATCTAACAGTAATAGGCGAATTAGTTGCTGAGATACCATGCAAGGAAGGTACGGAAGATCCTGATTGGGACAACATGCTTAATTTCGATAATATAACTAAAAACTAAACAAATGGAAAAAGATTGTTGTCCGTATTGTGGAGCGAGCGAAGAATCTCTTCGTGTTGTAGGTAAAAATGCAGTATGTGAGATTTGCGGCTGCAAGTTTAAAATTGAATATATTATAGAAAATTAAGACTAATCAGATGGAAAAAGTAAATAGAATAAAACAAGGATTTACATTTTTAAAAGAAGATTGCTCACAAGTATGGTTATGTGGTTTTATAAATAAAACAGAAATACCAAAAACAGCAACAAAGGAAATATATGAAGATTGTGATTTCACACATGAGTTTAATGATACTAAAAATGATGGTTATGACGATGGTTCAGATTATGGAAATATTTATCTTCCGTTTTACGATGATGTTTACCTAAAATTTGAGGTGTATTCATAATTTCACATAGTAAACAAGTAAGCCTAATAGTTAACAGTAAGACAAATGAAAAAGAAACCATATTGCTATAATTGCAAATTTGCAGGAAAAGGATTCAAATCATGTAAAGTAACTAATCATCACTGCGAAGATGAAAAGCAATACAATCAAGAAAAACATGATAAAGGTGAATTTACTGCATGGGATACATTAAGAGTGTTTAGCGACACTTGCGACAATCACGAATTTAAATAGGTGTCAAGTTTTTTATAGTGGCAAATTGTATGTGTAGATTTTTAACCGATTAAATTATAGAAAATGGATTTTAAAGCAGAATTAGTAAAAGAGCTAGGATTAGGAGCAATTGCGGAATCTACAATGCTAGAAGATTATATAAAAGCCTGTGAAGTAATTGCGGTTAGATACCACGAAAGCGAGGTTAAAAAATTACATATACAAAATATAGTATTAGAAATGCAGAACGCAGCAATGTACGCACACAGCCACAATTTAAGCAGATTCGAAACCCGTATAGAGTTGCAGAAAGTAAAAAGGAAATGGAAACTTTAAATTACCTCTAATTATTGGCTAAATACACTTTTAATAACATTAACAACTAAACAGATGAAAAAAGAATTAAATATAAACGGAAATATCTACAGACTTGTAGAGGAAAAAGTGTTGATTGATAGGGCTGAATGTGCTGAGGTAACAAAATCATCAGAATTAGAATTAAAAATACTAACAAGAATAGCACACAAAAAAGGCTTGATTGATGGGGTTGAATGTATTACCTATCTTATGGGACAAAAAATAATAATTAAAGAACCTTTTAGTACTACAGAGATCTATGGATCTTTAATGGACAGTAATTGGAATATAATTTACCACAAGGCTACTGATAAGTGGGCTGAGATAGCAGATAATTGCAACGAATAAAAGAGTAATTGTTTTTTAACGTGGGGTTACTTACCAATTAATTCGAGAATCGCCTAACATAACGACTCGAAACTCTTTTAATTTAAAAAGATCGGCACAATGTCGGTCTTTTTTAGTATATTTGTACTATATATTTATTCATTAATACATTTATACTATGTTTTATTTAAGAAAAATTGAGAGTGAAAACAAAAGAGAATCTAATATTTCTCTTGGCAGTTCGTACGTTTACGAAAGTAAAGACCTTTGTAATGATTGGGAAAATCGAGTTTCAGAATGCCTAGATTGGATGAATGACGAAGCTAAAGAAAGAGTCTTTGCAATAGTATTTGATTCTCTTGGGCATCCTATTCCGTTATTTAGAAGTGATGATAATTACATCGTAACCGAAAGTGGTAGGACTTACGCAAAGCTTCAATAATATGAAAACAATAGAAGAGTATATCAAAGAAGGTAATGAGGGTTACTCATTAACAGATGTTATTGATAACCTAACCACTGATCAAATAGTTGAAGCCATAAAGGAGCACTCAGAAAAACAACAAGAGAATGATGTTCAATTAACTATTAATCTAAACGACGAATGGGATAGGGGATACTCTCAGGGCGGAGAAGATATGAAAGCCAACTATGAGCTAAACGGATAATTTAATATAAAGCCTCTTGATTGAGGCTTTTTAAGTAAATTTGTAGGATGGATAAACTAGGAATAAACGAATTCGAATTTAAAGACGGATCATATACCAGAAGCGGAAAGGTATATAGTGTATCTGATTTAGTCGAATTATCAAAAAACTATAAGCCTTTCGATCTTCCAATAGCTGGTATTGATATAGGATTAAGCCCTTGGGGTGAGCTTACGATTAAATCGATGGCATATCATATAAAAAGAATGAACGAGGCAGATTTGCAATATCCTATCATACTAGATGATACTGGCTATATATGTGATGGTTGGCACCGGCTACTGAAATCTATAATAGAAGGTAAAGAAACAATAAAGGCTATTAGATTACCATTAATGCCTGAACCTATTTAATTTTCGCTATCTTTACATTGGAGTTAAGATTTAGCGGTCTTATTCAATGAGGTTACACGTTCCTGCTCCAATACTACTATAACGTGTGATAAAAAACGAAACTATGACAGAAATTTGGAAAAACATTACGGGCTATGAGGGATTGTATCAGGTTAGTAATCTTGGTAGGGTTCGGAGTTTGAGGAAGAATATAATAATGAGTTTTAGCGACTCTAACGTATATTCACACATCAATCTAAGCAAACATGGAAAGCGCAGGACTTTTTTAGCGCACAGATTAGTTGCTTTAGCATTTATACCCAATCCAGACAATAAGCCATGTATAGATCATATTGATGGGAATCCAACAAACAACCACGTATCTAATTTAAGATGGTGTACTATGATGGAGAATCAAAACTTCCCATTGGCTATAAAGAATAAAATAGGCATAAACTCTAAAGATTCTAACTATAAATATAAGATAGAT